GAGTATTAAATAAAGCAGCCGGTAAGATTGTTGAAAAATACAATGACCTTACAAGAGATACAGCAGGTGTTCTTACGGGTCCCTTAAATAAACTATGGAGAGCTCGGATATTACTTAATCGAACTATTTCTACTCTTCCAAAAGATGATGCTCAAAAGGGTAAACTCTATGACCCTAATGGGGTAATAGGAGAAGCTCAGATATCATCCAAGAACCCAATCCTAAACAAACAGCTCCAGGCTAAATGGAGAATGGAATTACAATTTCCAAGATTAGAAGAAGGCGAAGGAGTAGACCCAGCAAAGGGAAATAAGAATACTACTAATTACAGAAACTTCGAGGCTAAAGCAGAGGTTATATATCAGAATGAGGTAAGGATATATAATATGACTGTTAACCCCACTCAATACATTACCTTACAGAATAGACCTCCGGAATTAGACTTCCGAGGAGAAACCACATGGGCAACCATTAAATCAATGGGACGTAATGTACCAATGTATCATTTTACTGGTGCTGAGGATATTATTCAATTCAACGTATCTTGGTACTGTAATGACCCAGAAAATCCTGAGGAGGTAATCAATAAGTGTAGATTATTAGAGGCCTGGACTAAGGCTAATGGTTATCAATCAGCTCCTCCTATTGTTAAGATAGAATGGGGGGATTCGGGTATATTTGATAATCACTATTACATCCTTACTTCAGCAACCTATACTCTGAAGAACTTTCAGAATGGTTATAGGATAAGGGTACCTGGAAAGCCAGCTACCTTTGGTAATGGTAGGTTATTACCTGCAGCAGCAACTCAAGAATTGATTTTCAAGAGAGTAAGTGCATATAATCTATCCTATGGAGATTTTATAAATTCGGATTCACTTAAAAAGACGGGAGGTATTAAATATGATTGATATTAACCAATATCTGACGGGAGCTAGCCCTTATAATAATGCCTATGCTCTAAATTACGGAGATGGAGATTACTCTTTAGAAACTCCAGTAGTTTCTGTACCTTCATCCTCAAATGATATTCAACATACCATTAAGGATGGAGAGACTTTACAGAATATAGCCTATAAATACTATGGGGATTCAGGTAAATGGTATCTTATTGCAGAAGCTAATGGTATACTAAACCCTTTTAAAGAGGTAGAAAGTGGAACACTTATAAGAATCCCCGCTTATGGCAGCTAAACAAAAATCCATATTATATAACGGAATGGGCCAACCATACTTGGCTCTATTCGATTTTAGAGGTATGCCGATAATGAATCCCATTACTGGTATACCTCTTGGAGCTTATATTAGTACCTGGAATTATAGGTATGATGAAGAAAAAGAAAATCTTGCTACAATTACATTTGATACTGGAGATCCCGATACTGTGGACATAGAGGCTTTACAAGAGGGTAATGTGATATGCTTACAGTGGGGATACATATACCCAGACGGTCAATTTGTATCGGGTCCAATTAAAACTATCAAGGTCAGGGATTTTGAGGCAAAGTTTGATTCTACTGGTACCCATGTAACTATCAAGTGTATAGACTCTATTGGTGATTTAAGATATCAGCCACCATATAATTTCTCTGAAGCTTCAGAGAATAGTTTATCTTCCTATTTAGATGGTGGTTGTGATAATGGTGTAGGTGTAATCATAGAAATCTTTCAGTAATGGAACAACGAATAATAAGTAATAAAGTATATGAGTCACTACAGGTACCTACAGAGAATACTCGTACTACTACTGGAAAGGTGCTTTATGCTAATAGGTACAGTGGAGTAGCAGAAGTGGCTATGCCAGAAGATTTGAAGGCCCTAATCAATAGTGACTTCGGATTAGTTGGCAAGAATATCTTAGTTCAATTAGAACAAAAGATGAGAGGTTATACTAATGGCCCTTGGTATATAGATTCAAGAGATAATGTTATTTATATACATAATAGGAAATTTCATGAAGAACCAGTAACTGTTTATACTTATCAGGGAGAGAATGGGGAAGTACTTAGTGTTCAATTTTCTACTCAAAAAGTAACTAAGAGAGTTAAGGCTACACTATCTCCCGCTATTAATCCAGAGAGTAAAGATTTAGAAGTATTAAGTACTGGGATTGATGATACTGAAAAATTACCCGAGATAGTAGCTAATGAGAATAATGGGGTCTATTATAATAATTGGAAAACCTCAATAGGTAAATATGGAGCAGAGAATAATCCCCAAGATATACCTACTATCAGGCAGATGAGGTTAAATCATACCCTAAAGACTGACCCTAACTTAAGAGCTTCATTTGAAGCTAGGAAACAAGTAGATGACAAATGGAATCAAGATGTAGCAGAGTATTCTGCTTCTAATCCCGCCGAAGCTTATAGACAAGGTAAGGAAAAATTCCTTAATGAACTTAGTACAGATCAGGTAAGAAGTATCATAAATAAAACCATTCAAAGAGAAGAATTTCCGGCTGATAGGCGTGCAGCTTTAAATGCTGCCCTTAAGAATGTAGTTAATGGTGAAACATTAGATGAAGATATATACAATATCCTCAAGAATGAAAGATACCTTTTCGAGGGTAAAGAACAAATGGAATACATGGTCATAGAAGACCTGGACCCAAGAGACTTTGACCCAGAGCATACTCCCAAGGGTGGAGCTACTGCTTGGGGATTAGAGGATGAAGAAAGTGTTTATCGAGGTATATCGGCTTTAAAGAAAGGCCCTTATACTATGGTGATCGATGACACCCCGGTTATCAAATATAAAAACCCATTAAATCAGAGTTTGGGTATTTATAGCGTTACAGTGAAAGTTCAACATTGGAAAAAAGCTAATGTTGAGATACCCCTGTACAAACTTTACCATAATCTATTCAGTAGATATGGGGGGATAGATAAGTGGGCTTGGGCAGCTAATGCTAATGCTAATGGTGGTTTAAAGTATACAGAGAGTAAACTGGTTTGTCAGATGCAAGTTGTTGGAAGACCCTTACTAGCCTCTTCTCAGGTATTAATATTAGAGAATGTTGGTAAACGATGGTCTGGTCCTTGGTATATAAAACAATGTACCCACTCTATGGATGCAGGCCAGGGATATGTAACTAATTTAGAGTTAGTAAAGAATTCGAGTAGGGCTGGTTCTACTACTTCTAAGACTGGACTGTCTACTCAAACGGTTGTAGCTAATGATGCTAAAGCTAATGCTGTAACCTCTAAGGGTAAAGATAAGAAAGCTTTAAGTAATATCAATGAATTAGATTTGAGTTGGACTTACAATGAGGTGGCCTATTTCATTGAATCTGGTATTATGGATAAGGAAGGAAACGTATTGGATGTTAAACGTAGGGATGAGATGGCTCGAAAGAAGGCTTACTATACTGAAGTATTAGCTAAGACTCCAATCGAGAAAGCAGAAGGTATAGCTGTAAGCTCTGGTAGTTTAACTACTTCTTCAGGTAAGGTAATACCCGGAAAGATAACCATCAAAGATATTCAAGTACCCGATGATTATTGGGTTAAATTCGATTATATGGAAGTAGCCATAAAGAGATTCAAAGAATATATCAAGAATAAGGAAGCGAGGTAATTATGGGCTATGAAACTGCAAAGATAATAACAGAAGAAGGATTAGAGGGTCTTGGAAGATACTACTCTATATACCGAGGTATAGTTGTTGATAATAATGATACCGAAAAGAAGATGAATAGGGTAAAAGTATGTATACCAGAAGTAATGGGAGGTACCTTTGCTTGGGCTTTACCGAAAGGCCAACATGGTTCAATAAGTAGTGGGTTTAAGTTCTTAGCCCCTAAGGTAGGAGATATAGTATTCATTACTTTTGAATTTGGTGACCCTACTAAACCATTATGGGAATACCATGGTTGGGGTATGAATCAAGTACCTCAACCATTAGACGGTCCAAATAAAATGGGGATAGTTACTCCTGAAGGTAACCTCATTATAATAGACGATGATAATGGGAAACTAAATCTCTACTTTAATGGGGACGTATCGGTTTATTCTGAATCTAACGTAATAGTATCAGCTAATAAAGATATCAATATATCCTCAGGTGATACCATTATATTAAATACTGGAGAAAATCATGGGTTAATCAATATTGCCCAACTAACCGAAAAACTAAATCAAACTATTCAAGAACTAGAACAACTTCGTAGTATGTTCAACTCTCATGTACACTCAGGTGTAACTACTGGGCCAGGTTCTTCTGGCCCAACTTTAACTCAAATAACTAAACCTTTCTCACAATTCGTTGTAGACGATTATGAGGATAAAACCTGCATACACTAATGGAAAAGAATTACTTTACAGACTTAGTTGGTATAGGTGTAACTTACCCTATCCAACTTACAACTAATGAAAAGGGTGAAAGAGGTTGGTACCCAGTAAATGGGGATTTTAAACTTATCAGAGATAATATAAGTTCGATATTATATTACATGATAGGCCAGAGATTTCGACAGGAAAACTTTGGTAGTAAACTATGGCAATGTATTGAGGAACCAAACTCACAAGCCCTAAGTTTTATAATTAAAGAGTTTTTAAAACAAGCCATAGGTGCATGGGAACAGAGAATAACCTTCCAAAATATCACAGTTACTAGAGTTGATGCAAAAATACACATAGAAGTAGCTTATGTAATAAATGGAACAAATTCTAGTCAGTACCTCGATATCACCTATGATAGGTCAGATAATTCATTAAATACACAATAATATGGGAATCACAAATAAATGGCTTAATCCATACCAGAGGTCTTATCAACAGATTAAGGCCAAGCTGGTTGAATCCCTTATGGGGCTTAAAGACCCTCAGGGTCAGAAACTCATAACGGATTATTCGGAGGGGAATATCTTAATTATCATCCTCTCATTGTTTGCGGCAATTGCCGAAGTACTTCACTATTATGTAGATAATATGGCAAGGGAAACCTTCCTATCTACTGCAAGAAGGTATGATTCGGTAGTTAAACATGGAGCTCTGGTAGATTATCATGCTCGAGCAGCGATTGCTGCTACAGTAGATGTAATCTTATCCAGAAGTATTACTGGTAATTCCATTGGAGCTAAATTAACCATACCTCAAGGAACTCTATTTACGGATTCCAGTGGTAACTCTTGGTTATCTGCTAGAGATGTAACTTGGTATTCAAATGTAACCACATGTAAAGTACCTATAATTCAACATGAGAAATATACTGCAAGTGCTCTTAATAATATGCTAATACCTACTGGAGACAGGGTAATAGTTCACCTTGGTACATTGCCTAATGGTAAGTACTATGAACAGGGCTCTATGTCTTTACAGATAGGTGGAGAAACTTGGGTATTGGTAGATACCTTTGCAAAATCAAAGCCAACGGATAAACACTTTATGGTTTCAGTAGATGAAGCTCTTAACCCTTACATAATGTTTGGGGATGGAACCTTCGGTAAGAAACCTGCAGCAGGTGCAAAAATAACCAATGTAGTATTCTACTTAACTAATGGTACTCAAGGTAATGTAAAGAGTAATACCATTACTTCTGTACCCTCAATAATCTCTTCTTCAATTACTGATGCTACAGTAAGTAATGCTTATGATGCTGGAGGTGGTTCAAACTATGAGAACTTTATAATGCTTAAGGAACATATACCTTTGAGTGTAAAGACTTTGGGAGTAGCAATTACCAAAGAGGATTTCGAAAGTTTGGCTATGTTGGTTGATGGGGTAAACAAAGCTAAAGCCGATTATGAATGTGGTAGAAAGCTTACAGTATATATCAGTCCTGATGGTGGAGCTGTTGCTTCTTCTGAATTAATAAATAGGGTATACAACCTATTATCTCAAAGAGCACCTATGACTACTTGGTTAAAGGTTAAATCTGCAGGCAAGGTTCAGATTATTCTAGAGATGGAAGTTACTGGTAAGAAGTCTTATAAGACTCCAGAGATACAAACTCAAATTCTTACGGCTTTATATAATGCCTATTCTCCGGAGCAAGCTCAAATAGGAGGAAGCGTAAGAGTATCAGATATCTATGCCCTGATAGATAATCTATCAACCGTAGATTACCTTCACCTTACTAAGTTCTATATTAAACCCTGGCCTACTACCATTTATGGTAATAAGGAATTAAACCTTGGCCAATTTAAATTGAACAAGGCAAAGGGTTCTATGACTTACTACATAACCTTCAATTCCTCAACTACTTTTACAGTACGTTCAGTATCGAATGGTTATGTAACTACTGGCTCAGTCGGTAGCTCTATTCAGATTATAGATAAAGCTAATGGTTTTGATTTCTCATTGGATATCCAAAACAATAGCTATCAATCAGGTTATCGATATTCTATTACAGTATCTGAACCAAACCATGATTATGAAGACCCTGGCTTTAATTTGCCAGTATTCGAGAATGCTTCACAATTAACATTAACAGTTAACGAAATAGTATAATGATAAACCTCAAAAATCTAATCGACTTTTTACCATTCGAATATAAGGACCAAGATACTTATAAGGTAAATGGTAAAGGCATCTTAGAGAGGTTTCTAGAAATTTGTGGAGAGCATTTTGAAGATTATATTACAAAGGATATTGAGAATATATTGGATATTATCGATATAGATAAAACCCCAGATATGTATCTCAATTTCCTTTGGCAATTTCTTGGAGAAATGCCCTTTGCTTATGGGAACACGATAGATGCACAGAAATGGGCAGAGTACTTTAATGGGTTCTACTCGGATAGTAAACTCCAGGAGTTATCAAAGCTTTGGATAATACCCAAAGAGGGACCTTTTACTTTAACTAGTACTCAGGTAAGAAACATCTTGAGATATTCGGTATCTCTTTTCAAAATAAGGGGTACATCAGAATTTTTCGAGATCATGATGAGGTTATATGGGTTAACCTGTGTAATAACAGACCCAGCAAAAGCCGATGGGTATGATGGTTGGATAAAAGGTCATCCCCACTTTGACCAATACTATCAGTACGATAGTAAATATACCTTTGATAACACCTTCGATTGTTCTCAATGTATTTCCGTAAGTTTTAAACTTACTGGTCATGGGTATACTTCTAATTCTGAGGCTTTTAAAAAATTTAGGGAAGCCGTAGAAAGTTTCTTTACTAGATTCATACCTTATCATGTATCCTTCACTATAGATTACGGTTTTGTAGTAAATGATGGGTATTCGATTAAGGCCGAGTTGGTAAACCCAGACCAGCCCAACTTAGTTACTTCAGAAGTATATGAAGTACCAGTATTGGTAACTGTAACCTCAGATTGGATGAATGCAGATTTGAGATATCAAATATCGAGTGATAGAATTAACTGGGGTTATACTAAACATGAAAGTGGTTCGGTATTTAATATTCCAAGGGCTGGTACTTATTACTTTCGAAGCGTTGGGGATAATTCTAAGATAACCCAAATTACCGTAAGGCAGGAAACTTATAACCGTTCATATATTATTTCTTGTGAGCCCATAACTGGTAAAATAACCCCAACTACTTTAAAGGTTAGTACAAGGGTGATAGCTAGAGTATCCTATAAAGGGACAGAGAAACTTTGTAATGTTCGATTAGTGGGTACCGATCAAGTAAAAATATCGGGCTCAACTTGGGAATTTACAAAACCCGGTACTTACTTTTTTGAGATTGTGGAATTTCCTGTAAAACAAACTTCATTTGTAGTAACCCAAGAAGAAGTTACTTATAAGGTAAGATGTACACCCTCAGAATTTAGAGTTGGAAATAATCAAACTATGAAGGATGCAGTTACTACTTTAACCATAACTTCAAATTACCCAGAGTCATTTACTGGAGAATTATATTGTAGGTTAATAGGTAATCCTAAGACTTTCAAGAATGGGGATAAATTTATTGCTAACAGTTATGGTACTTATAAATTCAAATGTACTTTAGATAAAAGAGAAACTGATGAAGGTGTGGGTATCTTTGAAGTAGTTTCAGGTAAAACTGCTATATATAGGATCAGTATTAATCCATCTACATCTACTCTATATAACGGTTCTGCAAAAACTACCGTAATAATACAATGTATTTCGGGTAATGGTGATGATTACCGAGTTAAAGTAGTAGAAACTGGGGAAACCTTCAATGCTGAAAACGGGTATGTATATACTACTAATAGAGCAGGTACTTATACTTTCCAATCTGTAGCCTACCCAACTGCAAAGACTACTTGGGTAGTTAAGAATACCCCAGTTGTATATCAGAACAAACTAAAGATAGTTCCTTCAGATCCTTCAGATTCAAAGTGGAAAGAACCTAACTGGTCATTACCCGAAAGCCAAATTGATGATACTTATGCAGTATATCAGTTATTGGATGAAGTATCAGCTTGTAAATTTAGCCTTGAAGAAATGAAAAACGGGGTCAATGTAAGTGGTACTGCAACTTGTGATGAAACTGGGGAAACCTATAATCTTGAATCCGAGATTGTATTAACTAAAGCAGGTACTTATACTTTTGTGGCAGATGATGGTTCTTCATTAAGGTGTCAAGTAATATTGGAAGATTACCCTACTATTATAGAATTAACCGTTGACCCAAGTTATGCCGAATTAAAGGGTACCATTAAACAAGTATATTGTTTAATTAGGTGTAGTTCTAATAAAGCTGAATTCGATAGTAGAGTTAGACAAGTTGGCAAAGTAACTACTTTTGATGCTGGTGGAGCCGGATATGAATTTACTACGGCTACCGCTGGAGAATACCTTTTTGAATCAGTTGCCGATACTTCGGTACGGGCTAAGTTTACGGTAGTAGATGCTGACTTATTAAGCGTTAATCCTCAAAAGTTGGAATGGGAATCAAATGACACTTCTGAGAAGACATTTACCATTACCACTTATAGTAATCAAATGTGGAAAATTGAAGAAGTATGATAAAGAGTGCAATAGACAATGTAACAGAGACTACTACTCAATCTCTGTTCAAGACTTCAATGATTGGTTTATTTGGAGAATGTACCCAAATTATTTATGACCTTAGGTGGATGATATTACTTGCCATAATATTGATACTTTCAGATTTATGGTTTGGTATATCTGCAAGTAGAGTACAAGGTATAGTCATTCGAAAGTCAAGGGCCGGTAGGAGAACCCTAAATAAGCTGGTTGATTATATTTGTTATATCTTACTTGGGGCTGTAATTGGGAAAGCTATTGGAGAACCCTATGGAGTAGATCCCATAGGAGTATCCATTACTATAATGATATTATGCTATTGCTTCGAAATAGATAGTATCTATGGGCATATATGTGAAATACATGGCATTAAAAAACAATATAGTATCTGGAAGATAATCTTTAAGCTGTTAACTCTCAAATTTAATGAACTCGGAGAAGCTTTCAGGGATATGGCAGAACAAAAGAATAACTTTAAAAATACAAAGAACAATGAAAACGTACTTTAAGTATGAAGGTATAATCAAATCTAAGGAAGCAGCCGAAGCAATTGCTGCCCCTTCTGGTTTGGGGCCATTCTGTGGATTTGGCTCAGCCACCATAAATGGTAATAAATTGGTTGTTTCTCCTCAGGGAGTTTCTGGTAGTAAATTTGCTAATGTAATTAAGGATAGGATTACAGCAAGGTATATGTCTAAAGATTCTGAAGATGGAGAATTACCCGATATAAATTTTGGGTGTATTTCAAGAGATGGCTATATATTTATCTCTGATGAACAAACATTGACCATCGAGAATATTCAGGGAACCCAAGGGTCCACCGATGAAGTATTACTGTTTGCAGTACACACTACTATCTCCGAACCCGTAGATAATCCAGTAGATTTTGTAGCTTATTGGAATGAATCTTCAGAAAGTTTCTATGAGTTATATAAAAAATCTCTAGATATATACTACCCAATTTCTGAAGAGAATCGTAATCCCAATGTACTTAATAATGATATTTATTCGGATTATAGTATGACTCTTAGTAATCTTCTAGAGATGGTAGAGACTGCTTGCCCTTATTATTCTAACAATAAGAATTCTGTTGTTCTTATTGGGATATATGGTAAGGGTACAGATGCTATGACTAAAAGAAATGAGAACTTTGCTATTGTACCCTATCAGGGCAAATTCCAGGAGATCCCATATACTACTGCTACTCACAGTATGATGAAAGAATCCATAACTAAAGTAGAGAAAATGAATACTGGGTTTCCGGTAGAGGATGAAAATGGGAATCTATTGAATATTAAGCAATACATTGATGGGCAACTAGAAGCTCTCCGAAAGGAATTCTCTGATTCTTTGAATACTGCTAGTTTACCCATAGGTTCAATAATTTTATGGGAAACCGATGTAATCCCTGAAGGATGGGCTGAATATACAAAGGCTTCAGGTAGGATAGTAATAGGATATCAGGCCGGAGGTATTCAAATTGGAGACGAGATGATGCTACAGAATATTGGGGATTTCTATACTCCCACTAAAGGTAACTTTGTTATTAAATTGAAAGGCGATGATTTACCAAGACATAGGCATGCTCTCGGTGTATCTAAAGGTAAACAGGATGATGCCAATAACTGGGAGAATGTTAGACCCCAATCTTTCTTTAATAGAGAAACGGGTTTAAATGGAGACTTCGGTAGAGGGACTCCCACCAAGGGTATTCAAGATGGTGCTATTGTAGTAAGTTGGAATTTAATAGGGGAATCTTTCCTACAAGAGACTTCGGTAGATACCTTGACTATCGAAAAGTTACCACCGACTATTACTTTAAGATATATTCAAAAAATATCATAGGTCGTAATTAGTTGTTAATATAACTCATGTGTATTATTTGTATTGTCTAAGTAAACTCTTGTTTTGTTTTTGTTTTGCATAGTTTGTTTAGAGTAAACACTCGGAAAGGGACGTTGGGAAACGTCCCTTTTCTTTTGTGTTAATATCTAAGTTCTTCTTTAGCTCTATCTTCCCAATACTGTATATCCTGTCTAAGTTCAGAAATATATCTCATGGATTCATTAGTCTTAGGCATTTCGAAGAATTCTATGAGCATTATATTAGTAATCCTTGTACTATTTCCGAGTCTCTCTTTAATGAAGGGGGGAGGAGTAATTAATACTTCGAATAAAAGATAAGCATCCGGAGAAAGTTTATCTTTCATATAAGTATACATCATATCTATCATTTCGGATTTAGCTTTCTCTTCTTCACTATCATCTTCTAGTTCTTTGTCATTATCGAATAAATCATCCAGTTTAAAGAGGCTTTGATTATACTCTGCTTGTTCTCCGTATGCAGAACGAAGCAATTTATTTTTAAATGTACTCAAGGAAGCAAGGATTCTTGCTTTGAGATGTTCTTCAGTACATTCACCATAGTATTTATTAAAAACAAATAACATCTTGTCCCAGAAATAAGACTGAATTATATCTGGTGTAAGATTAAACCTTTTATAATCAATCTGTCTGGTAAGATTCCTAATCACTGGCTTACAGACTTTATAAAGTCTATTGAAAGTAGCTTCATCATATTCTTGCATAGGTTTTAATCGATGAAGCTCTGAGCCATTATTTCCTTTACTTTTTCCCATGTTTTTAAATATTCGTTATGCAAATATAAGTATTTTTTCTTATATAAAATAATAATATTAAATATTCGGGAGCTTAAGGTAGTGGATTAGTAGTTTCTAGTTAGTTGTCAACATACTCAGAACTATCTCGGTACTATCAAAATCTATTAGTTTATATAATATTGCAATATAGATATGAAGAAATTTAAAGACAACATCAAATTTAGTTTCACACCGGATTTCCAACTTGAGATACTCCGGTTTGTTTTAAGAGATAAGGAAGGAGGTTTAGTCCTAAAAAGGATTAAAGCTAATTACCTGGTTCTTATTGAGCATGCCCTTATATTTGAGGGTATATCAAAATACTTTAAGAAGCAAGGTAAGATGCCTTCAGAGAATGTATTAAAAGAAGTATTAAAAGAATTGCTAGAATCAAAGGCATACATTGATTTGGTAACTAAGGATGACATCCCTAATATCAATAAGTTAATAAGCAATTTATATCACATTCCCTTATCGGATGCAGATTATATCAAGGAAAAGATTTACCAGTTCTCTACCTATGTTGAAATGAAGAACCTGAATGACTCTTTTGATTTAGATAACTTCGAACAATATGAAGAGTATTCAAGGAAGATTGAAAAAGTACTTCAGAAAAGTAAACCAAAGAAAGAGGACGAACCTATATACATGATTCGAGATATTACAGAGAGACAGTTTAAAAGACAATCAGAACCCTCGGTAATACCCTGTCCCTTTAGGCAATTAAATGACCTTACTAATGCAGGAGGTTATCCCGAACATTCTATTAATGTAATATTGGATAAACCTAAAGCAAAGAAAACTTTCTTCATGGTAAACCTTGCCCGAGGTTATCTTCGAATGAAGAAATCCGTATTATACGTAGATACCGAGAATGGTAAAGACCAAATCATGGACAGATTTATTCAATCTAGTATCAATAAAACCAAAAAGGAATTATACTCAGGTGAGTATGATAAACTTGAAGCTAAACATTTAAGAAAGCTTGCAAGATTTGGGGTTGAATTGGTGGTTGAGAGGGTACCTGCAATGATTACTAATACAACTTACATAAAAGAGAGGATAGTTCAATTGCGTAATCAAGGCATCGATATTAGAGTATTAATGGTAGATTATGCAGGTAAGCTTGCCTCAATAGCTGGAGACCGAGAGGATTTCGAAAGGATTTCTAATGTATATGTAGATTTGCAAAACTTGGCAGAAGAGTTACATCTTGATATCATATGGACTGCACATCATATTACTCGTGAAGGTAAGAAGCATAGACTTACTAGATATGATGAAAATGATATCTCTGGTTCAATTGCTATTGTTCGTAATGCTCAAGTTATTGTGGGTCTTAATTCTACCGAGCAAGAAGAAAAAGATAATATACTTCGAGTTGAGATGGTAGTACAAAGGGACGGTCTTTCTTCAGGTAGAGCCTTATTTAAATGTGATGTTGAAAGACAAAGATGTACAGAATTTACAAGAGAACAACGTAAACAATATGATGAGGTATATGGTAAAAAATTGGATGAACAATTTAAGAAGAGCACTAATCCAGATGCGGATTCTAAGAAAAGGGCTAATAATAGTGGAGATATATAAGTATGAGTAAGTTTAAAGATAATATACCAGGATTCCCAGGTTACCATGTAACTAAGAATGGTGATGTATATTCTATGAAGTGTAAGAGTGGTAAAAGGCCAGAGGCTTTTAAACTTAAACCTAGATTAAATGGTAATGGTTATTATAGGATTGGATTATACAAGGATGGTATTAAATATGAGAGAAGACTTAATAGATTAGTTGCTATGGTTTATATACCTAACCCGGACAACTTACCTTGTGTATGTCATAAGGATAACAATCCATTAAACAATAATGTAGATAATCTCTATTGGGGTTCAGTAGAGGATAATATTCGGGATAGGGAGGGTAGATACGAAATTGGAGATATTACAAGATATAAGTTAAGAACTGGTCTTCATAAAAGTATGGTTAAAATATGCGTTAAATATCTTAGAGACTTAGGTTACTCTTGGAAAGATATTAGGATAGCTTTACACTTAAGTAGAGTAGCCATAGAAAAGTATAAAAAGCCATGAAGAAACTAAAAGATTACTTATCCATATTTAGATGTAAGTTGGGTTATCATGAATGGGTAGCAGTTCATTGGACTGAGTTTAAACAGAGACCTCGTAGGGCAATTTTTTCTAAGAAAGGCGGGAGAAGGAAAGCCCAGTATTATGAGAAACGTCATGTAGAGTATTACTGTAATATATGCGGGAAGAAAAGATATGAAAATAACAAACCAGTTTAAATCTAGACTAAGAACTTACTTCGTTAAACGATTAGGGGGTTATGATTATAGGCATGGCTGGATGCGTATACCAACTTGCCCCTATTGTGGGAGAGAACATAAGTTGGGAGTTAACCTTTCTATGTATAGAACCAATTGTTTTAGATGTAATGCCCATCCTTCTCCTGCTCAACTAATAATGGATATAGAAGGATTTACTGAGTACCATGAACTAATTAATTTTTTGAACAATGGCCAATTTGATGAACTACAGTTTAAGGAAGAGAAAATCGAACTTGCCGAAAGTAAGCCAGTATATCTCCCTGAGGGATTTAGAAACATTTCGCTCGGGGATAGCCAACTTGCAAAAAGCATTCGAGGGTATGTCAAGAAACGCGGATTTAGCCTCGAGAAGTTTTCAAGATACGGTATCGGCTATGGAACAAGCGGCTCAACATATGGGTACCTTATCATCCCGTTTTATTATCGAGGACAACTTAGGTATTACAATGCTCGAAATGTTATCGGCAAAGGGCCCAGATATAATAACCCAGACAAAGACATCACCGGTTTGGGAAAACAATTTATCATCTTTAATCATGATGCGTTGGAGATGTATCGGTCGGTATTCATTTGCGAAGGGGCACTTAATGCTCTCACAATTGGGGATAGAGCAATTGCCACAATGGGCAAAGCTATTAGTCAGTACCAAGTCAATGAACTACTTAAATCCCAGTGCCAAAGATATATTATCCTTTTAGACCCCGATGCCAGGTCTTATGCTGTTAATCTCGCACTTAAATTAGTAGCTTATAAAAAAGTCAAGGTAGTATTTCTTCCAGAGGGTTTTGATGTAAATGATTTGGGAAAGAAACAAACACTTAAGCTAGTATATCAAACAAGGTATCAAAGTTATCAAGAACTGATTCAAATCAGAAACTCTTTGGAGTAAGGAGTTCCTATTATATTATAAAATAATATATTTATGCGTGAACCATCTATCCATATAACTAAGTCTCAATTTGAGGAAATATTAAATACCTTAGAGGTAGATAACTTCCCAGTTGAGGCTTTTTTTGTTATTGCTCGAAAGGAGGCAATAAATCATAGAGCAGTCTTAGTTTCTAACAATAAGAATACTAAGCGAGTTAATAACATTTTACTAGCATCTAAGGGGGATGCTGCCCTTGTTGCTGATATTTTATATGCAACTCGTATAAAGTTAAAGCATAGGGGAGTTCGTAAAATAAATGAAAGTAATTCTCGGGAATGGGCAAATTGTAAAAAGCTTGCAGAGATATGTAATACCTTCTGTGAAGATTTTAAATTTGATACTCGAGAAGGTTTTATTAGATATATTGAGACTGGGTTAAAGAGGATGACCGACTATCGGAATGTTATGCAAAGGTTAATATCTATGCAGGACAACATCACTAATCAAATAGATGCCGAAATAGAACTCAAGGGGGATAAGGACCCAGGCTTTACCAAAGACATCCATGATGAATTCATAAAAAGAGTTGCTAGTGTTACTGGTATTTATGAATCTTATGAACATCAGCCAGAGAAATATGTTCACTTTCTTAGGATTCATAATCTAATGGATGAAAAGGATTGGAATGTATTTCAATTTTTGGATGCCCAGTTCGAAGCTCTTGCTTGGTGTAATGGATTACCAGAACCAAGTCAGATGTATAATGATAAGGCTATCGAAAGATATAATAAATACTTATATAAAAATAAAGATAAACGAACCTTAGATGAACCTCGGGTAGAGGGGAGTCTTTGGGATAAAATAAGAAAATAATATGAAAGGTTTACAATTTTTCGGAAACAGAGTGGAGGATGCAGCTAATGCTTTTATTGATGTCCTCAAGTATTCAGACCAATCGGTAACTTATCCAGATTTTAAGGATATTGACCCTTGGCCTGATGAGATAGTTAATATGTTCTATGTGATTTGGAAGAATGCCAAGTTCTCAGAACTAAGTGCAATTATTATGTATACCCAACAGTCTTCTAGATTCGAGGAGGTATCAGAATTGATGTTGGGTATTGGTTTGGTAGAGATGAGGCATCTTGACAAGATATCTGATTTCTTACAAAGGGCAGACCCATACGAGGATTACTCTACCATGAATATTAATCCTACAATTGAGATTGGTTCTACTTGGGAACAAGCTTTAAAGATTGCTTTGAATTCTGAGATAGAAACTATTGGTCATTATAAAATGATTCAAAGGGCAATTACTCAATATAGTGAACGTTCTGATTATAATGACGTGAATTATTTCCTTGAGAAATTGATTGCGGATGAGGAGCATCATATGAAACTTCTCAAGGAAGCAATGGGTATGGATAAAGCTATTAAAGGTGTAACTGTAATTATCAAATGAGTAAGCTAATTATTCAGAATGGAAATATGTGCGAACTTGACTTACCTCTTAAGTTCGCACAGAAACTTTATAATGAGTTTGCCATTCGACATCCAAATGCTTTCTACTTACGTACAAGGCAAAGAGGTATGCAGAATTGGGATGGTAAAATTCACTACATTACCAAGACTGGGCAATTTAAAATAGGTTTACTTCCTAAGGTATACGATATGTGTATTGAAATGGGGATTAAACCTAAAGTTGTAGATATGAGACAACCTTTACCTAAAATCAGTAAAGTAGTTACGAATATAGGTAAGTATAAGTTAAGGCCAGAGCAAGAGAAAGCAGTTAAGTCTGTGATTAATAATCGAGTAGGAGATACACCTTTCCATATTGGTGTATTAGATTACACGGTTAATGCCGGTAAAACTCTTATCATGTCGTCTTTATATTTAACCTATAAGAAGCAGTTAAAGACTTTGCTAATAACTAATGACTCAGATTGGTTAAATCAAGCTAGAGAAGAATTTAAGCAATATCTTCCGGGAGAAGATATCACTTTTGTTCAAGGCAAGGTTTTAAACTGGAGTAATTTTACTATAGGTATGGTTCAGTCTATTTCGAGGAACATGAGATTCTATCAAAAAGAACTATCTCAGATAGACATGGTACTTGTGGATGAGGCTGACCAGGGAGGTAGTAAACAATATCAGAATGTAATCACCCGACTGTTTAATACCCGAATTCGTATAGGATTATCCGGTACCATTTATATGAGTAAGCTTGCTAAGGATAAGGTTAAGAATATGAACCTAGAATGTTTCTTTGGTAAAGTGATTGCTGAGTTTAAACTTAAGGATTCCATCAAGAAGGGTTACTCAACTAAAACTATCGTAAAGATGGTACCCGGTAAACCTTGGTATGGTAATTGGGAATCTGATTGTATATCCTATAAGGAGATATATGATGATTCTATTACCGAAAATAATACCGCGTGGACCATGGCTTATAATCGATTACGATGGAATATTAATCAAGGTAGATATCCTGCTCTTGTAGTATGCAAGCATATTGCACATTGTGAAAATCTATATAAGTTCTTTAAAAAGAAACTGGGCGATGCCTATAATATTGCCTATGTGCATGTTAATACTCCCTCTAAGTTAAGACAACAAATAATGATGGATTTTAGGGAAGGCAAAATAGATATCTTGGTATCAACTACAATCATTGCTCGAGGTAAAAACTTTCCTAAGCTTAGGTATTTACTTAATGCAGCAAGTATGTTATCTAACGAGAAAACTATCCAATTCTTAGGTAGATTAGTTCGAACCGACTCTTCTAAAAAGAAAGCTTATGTAGATGATTTAATGTATCCAGGTAATTACTTATCTAGACATGCTAGAGCTAGAAAAAGGTATTATCAAGTAGAGAAATTAAAAGTAATTTTAGTAAAACGTCCTAAACATAAGTTATGAAAGATAATATATCAGATTTCCCAGGTTACTATGTAACTGTTGATGGTAAAGTATATTCCCGAAAGAATAATCGACACGGTTATCTAAAGGATTATCATTTGTTAAAAACTAAATATACCAAACATGACGGAAGGCCATACGTTACTTTAAGAAATCCAAAATTAGGTATTAGGAGATTAGCTAAAGTTCATAGGTTGGTAGCTTTAGCTTATATACCTAACCCAGAAAATAAACCCTGTGTATGTCATAAGGATAACAACCCATTAAATAATCATGTAGATAATTTATATTGGGGTACACAAGCTGAGAATATGTCTCAGATGAGGTTCGATAAACGTGATTATCGTAAAGTTTCTATAAGAGCTCATAGGAGGGTTTTAAGATTAAAATCTTTAGGATGGTCATCTAGTAGAATTGGAAAACGTTTTAAAGTCAATAGAACATGTATAAATAGAATATTGAATAAATATAGGCCTTATTAAGAGTTAACTAGAAGTACTATGAGTATTTACTTTTTCTCCGTAGGAGGAAAAGAAGATTACAATTAATAAGCATATAGGCATTATGAATAATGATAAACTAATATGTATCAGAGATGAAGATGATACTAAACTAACTACTCTCTTATCAGATGGTTGGAGGATAATCCAAATCTCCGCATCAGGTATTTATTGCTGGGTACTCTTAAGGAAACCCAATAATACTAAAAAGAAAATCAAAGGCTTTCAGTGATGGAGAAATATATTTTAATTACAGCGGTTGTTATTATGATAATAATACTCGCTTTAGACTTCATACTTTCTAAGGATGGCTATCAATGCCATTCATGTAAGAAACGTTTTCATAAAGTTCATAAAGAGGATTTAGAAATCAAGGGATGGCATTTAAAAGAATGGGTCTGTCCCCATTGTAAACACCTTAATTACACTTATGATGAAGAAGATTAAAGAATGGTTTAAGTCGTTTAAGTCTCTTGTTGTGGGAGAGGTACATAATCCTAAACATGTATTCAACTGTAGAGATTTGATATGGATATCAAGCTTGGAAACTTCTCAAAATACCCCCGAATGCTTTACTCATTTCTTTTGTTTGTACTGGAGTAATGGTATGGTAGTCAAAGTATGTCAAGAGAGCCATGATAGAAATTCATACCAAGAATTATATAAACTCAGGGAACTATTTATTAATAACATCGGTTATTCCTATGTTCCCATAGAAGATAACAGTGAAATATACATTTATTATAAACGTAAAAAAGACATATAATGGCTAAGAAAAAGAAACAACTTCCTGACTTATCGAAGCAAGATATCCTTACTCCCATAGATGTTAGTACTCTGGGAACTAATGGAGACCCTTGCTTCGGTATTGGGTATGACCTATCAACTAAAGAGTGTAAGCTATGCGGAGACTCAGAGCTATGTGCATTCAAGATGTCTCAGAACTTGAATATCACAAGGAAAGAGCTAGAACAGAAGAATCAATACAAGGATTTGGATGTATTAGAAGATACGGTTGGTATCAAGAAATACATCCGAGGCTTGATTCGGAAAGGGAAAGACAAAAAAGAAGTTATTACCAAAACTGTTGAGAAATTCGAAGTACCCAGAAAACGTATTAGAGAACTTTATAAAGAGTGTATTAAATAATGAAACCAATAGAGATGATATGGGCTATGTTCAAGGTATACCTTAATAACCCAAACTATTTTGTAAAGCAAGAAGATGTACTTGCTAACCTTTGTATGGAAGGTTCTTCCGATGTAATCAGGATGTGTAATTCATTGGAAGTACATGTTTCTAGACCCGAGAAATTAACCTTTGGACAACTTTTACGTAAATGTAATATATTATGAACAGATTTAGATTTATCAAAGTAAGGGAGGTAGTATCTCCCAACAGAGCAAACCCCCATGATGCTGGGTTAGATTTTTATGTACCAACCAACTTGACTTCAGAGGATATCCACTCTAAGAATGAATTTGATTCAGGAGGATATGATTTGGATATACCCTTTAGTGAACATTTCGTAAGGCATATAGCTTTACAACCTGGGCATAGGATACTTATCCCATCGGGTATCAAAGGTTTGCTAGAACCTCCTGCATCTATGTTAATGGCAGCAAACAAATCTGGTATAGCTACTAAGAAAGGGTTAATCTTTACTGCCGAGATAGTGGATTCCCCTTATGTTGGAGAGATACATATTGGGATATATAACACTTCTCAAGAAATTCAGGTTATCGAGGCTGGTCAAAAGCTGGTACAATTTATTCATGTACCCATTTATATTACCGAGCCAGAGGAGATTCAGCAAGAGGAGTTTTATACTGAATCACAAATGTGGGGAAGCAGAGGAGATAAAGGATTTGGTTCATCTCAAAACATAAAATAGTGGACATAAGGAATATAAATGAACAAGTGCCTCAGGTAGAAGAAACTGAGGCACGGATACTACAAGAAATGTATGATCTTGGGATAGAACAATTCTTTGGGTATAAAGAGATAGAAAGGTTACCTGATTATCCTTTAGATATAAATAACCCAAAGAACCAAGTTATCCTAAAGGATTTTATTGGTAGGGTTATTGAGGAATTAACCGAAGGATTCGAATCTACCGATGAAGTAGTATCTATATATCGTAACTATGGTTGGAATAATGATTGTTTAACTCAAGAGGAATATACTCAGGTATTAAACAGTCTAGCAAATGCAAATGAGGAACAAGCAGATGCCTTGGGATTCTTCTTTACTTTGCTTTTGTATTCTAATATATTGCCAGAAGATATTCTGAAATACCAAGATGCAAAGAGTTTATTTGAGGTAATGGCAATTGGAGTCAAAGACCTACTCATCAAGTACCCAGATCATCGAAGTGTAAGGAAATACCCTATACTAAGTCCAACCGATTGGGCAAGAGAAGATAGGGCAGAATATGATAAGATAGTTTCTTATACCCCAGGTTTTCATGAAATGAGCGAGATATCTCATGAAAACGAGAAGCTATATTTATGGGAAGTAATATATGAACTCAATAAAGCAAGGAACTTCCTTAAGTGTAGACCCTGGAAACAAACTCAAGTGATGACTAAAGAAATAGATTTTCAGGAATCATTAGTAAAAGCTTTCTATCTCTATATGGGATTCTTAGCCATGAATGGGTTTACTCCTTGCGGATTATTTAGTTTATTCTTTAAAAAACAACGTCTCAATTTATGGAGGCAAACTACAAATTATTAGTAACTAATTAAAAATCAGCCAGTTATATGTCGGGTTGGAATAAGAAATTAGAGGGACTTCAGCTTAATACGGAGGAGTCCCTCCATTCGTTAGAATTTGCTACTTCACAGGAAGCATGGGAAAAACTAAATGAGGGATTCCTAAGATTAGACCCAATCCTATTTGGGAAAGGAGCTATGGCTAATAGTGGGGTAGCAGTAGTGTATAATGTATTTATAAAGATACGAAAAGCATGGGTAGACCCCGAATTTGATTATGGGAGATGTTTCAATTACAAAGAAACTAAGTGGACTAGCTTATTGAATAACTACATAGATTTTAATAAGCTTGACTTGTTGCGTAGTAAACTTAGAGTACTGAGAAATAAGTACAATCAGAATTACAATATAACTTATATGTTTAACAATCATCATGATAACGGTAAACAATGTCTAATAGCTGCGACTTTTTCAAAACGATTCGGGGAAGACATCCCAGTTATTACAATGGTAGTTCGGGCTTCGGAGATTACCAAGAGGTTAATATTCGATTTCCTATTAATTCAACGAATGTCAGAGTACGTATATGGGCCGGACCAGTCAGTACAAATCAATCTATTTGCGACTCAAATGTACGGAAATGTGGAGACACTTCTAATGTATCATACCCATAAACCCTTGAAGAAGGTACTTAAGGGAGCAGAGGAGAATTCATGGAATAAGAGGATAAAAGAGATATGGAAAAAATTCCAAAAGGGCACAGAGAAAGACTTCTCTTCATTCAAGGTATTCTTTAGAAGTTTTAAAGTACTCAGACCAGATTTATATGAGGAAACATATAAATCAATGAAAGCAAAAGAATTACTTCTTGAATACGAGGATATAGAATATCCCGAGAATGTAATCTCTTACTCTCAACGTAAAGCTTATAAAAAGAAACTTTTATTAAAACAGAAGAACAATGGAAGCTAAGGAATTTTTAAATCAGAAGCGTATAGGATTAGTAAACAAATTCTATTACCAAGTTTTTGAGATTAAAAAGAATGGGGGAGAACCAGATATACCCTTGTTAATGAAAGAGGTAGAGGATTTTGATAATTTTGTATATCGCTACTGGCATATGACTTGGGTTAGTTCTACAATGTCATACAATTAAATTTTATATTATATGAGGATATATTCAAACAGTTTTGAGTTAATGTCGGAAACTGGCAGAGAACTCAACAGCTATGGGCAATTGGTAAAACCAAAAACCTATCAGAACAAAGTAATTGAAGGTAATGAGGATTTTCATACAAAAGAACTTATTTGCCAACAATATTGCTTAACTTCACTCGGAGACCCAGTATGGTTATTTGTATTCTCACATTCAAAGGAATGGGCAGATGCAGAGTTTCAAGAAAGGATATCTCCTAATGATATCAATCCAGGAGAAGCTTGGAAATTAAGAAAAGACTTATGGGAACAATTCCTTGATGATAAGGGCATGTTCGATTACACATACAATGAGCGAATGGGGGAAGTATTAATATCGGATTTAGTTCGTCTTTTAAAGAGAGATCCAGATACAAGAAAGGCAATTATACCCATATTCGACCATGATGATACTTTATATTATGGCGGTAGACAACGTATTCCTTGCTCTATGTATTATGATTTCCTTATACGTCAGAATGGTAAAGGAGAGAGGGTATTACATATTTGCTATCATCAAAGAAGTTCTGATTTTGTTCAACATTTCGGTAACGATGTATATCTTGCATGGAGACTTATGGAATATGTAGCTAAAGAGGTAGGAGTAAAACCTGGTTACTTATATCATGCCATAGATTCTTTACATGCTTATAAGAAAGATTGGACAGCATTAGCTTCTAATCTGGAAGACTTACAAGAGAAATACTAATATACGAGGGATGTATCTACTACTGGTGGGTATGTCCCTTTTTCTATTTTTAAAATATGGAGACACGGTATACCATAATAAAAAACAAAAGAGAGTTAAAGAAACTCATTGCCTGTTGTAAATCAACTGGTTATGCTTGCTGTGATTATGAAACAAATGCAGAACCTATATATAATAAGGGTTTTAAGCCAACTATACTCTCAGTATCCTGGATGCCAGGGTTTGGTGCTTCCATTCCTTTAGATCATTTCGAAACAAAAGGTTATACTTCACCCGGTTGGAATTGGAAAAAGATGCTAAGGAAATTTGGGGAAGAGGTAATTGAGAATTATGACGTTGTAAAGGTTGCATGGAATTGGAAGTTTGATGACCAGATAAACCAAAAGTATCAAATATTCTATAGGGGTACTTGTTTAGATGGTATGCTTGCAAAATATGTTCTTAATGAGGAAAAACCTCATGACCTAAAATCAATGGTAAGAAGGTATTTGCCTGAGTATGGTAATTATGAGAAACAAGATGCTTTTGATAAGATACCTTGGGATAAAAAAGAATTAGACCCACTTTGCCATTATGGATGTCAAGATACGGATTATACACTTAGGTTAATGATATTCTTTGAGAAGAAGTTGGTGGATTTAGGTATGTATTCGGTATTCCGTAATTTATTCATGTGTAATTCACGAGTACTTACTTCGGTAGAAAAGGAAGGTTTATATCTAGATACTGAGTTCAATAAAAAGCTTTTGGAAGAATATAAACCAAAAATAGATGCTGCTAGAGACGCAATATACGCTTTGCCAAGAGTAAAGAAATTCGAAAAGAAGTATAACCAAGAAAAGATTGATAAATATATTCAGTCTATTGAAGATGAACTTGAAGAGTTAGATTATAATGACCCAAAAGATAAACGGAAGATTGCATCAAGGGAACAGAAAATCTCGAATATCAAAGCAGGTATATTCACAACTAAAAAGGAACAAGAATTAATAAGGCCAATTAATTTGGGTAGCCCAGTTGATTTACCTGCATTGATGTATTCAGAAGATGGCTTTCATTTTGATGTGATTAAGGATAATGAATCTGGTAAACCAAGTACTGATGAAGAAACTCTTACTAACATTAGGCTAACTATTAAAAAGCCAGATTCACCAAAGGCAATATTCCTTGATAAGCTTCTTGAATTACGAGGGTTAGAGAAAATGTATAAGACCTATATTTATGGATGGTGGGAAAAGGTACAAGATGATTCTAGATTACACGGTAGGTATAATATACATGGTACAGACTCTAATCGGTTTAGTTCTGCAGACCCAAATATGCAGCAGATACCAAAGACATCTGTAGACCCTAATATCAAGAAACAATTAGTTGCTCCTCCTGGGTATTTATATATGGCATTTGACTACTCTCAAGCAGAGTTAAGAATGATGGCTCACCTATCTGGCGATGAAACCTATCTTGATGCTTTTGCAAAGGGGGCTGACCCTCACTTGGGTATAGCAGCAGCAAAATACGGAGTATCAATTGAGGAAGCATCTAAAATATACGAAGATGAAAATCATCCTGACCATAAATTATGGAAGACTAGAAGAAAACAAGCTAAGCAAATTGCATTCGGTTTGATTTATGGTATTGGGGAAGCTTTACTTGCAGTAAAACTATCCGACCCAAAAGCTGGTATTATAGTTACTAAAGAAGAAGCCCATAAAGAAATGGCAGAGTTCTTTGAGAAACACCCAAAGATACTTAAGTTCAAAGAGAAGCAAGAGAAATTCCTTCGTAAGCATGGGTATTATACTCAGTTATTTGGTACTAAGAGAAGATTACCACAAATATACTCAAATGATAAACAAGAAGTTGCTTATGCCATCCGTTTGGGACTTAATTTCCCATGTCAAGGTGCTGCAGCAAATATGACTAACTTCGGAGCTATTCTTGTTTATTGGTTAATGCGACAAGGTAAATTACCAATGATGAAAGAAGCTTGTACGGTACATGATGCAGTATATATGTATTCTAAACCAGAAGATATAAATACATGGACTGTATATACCATTTGGAATATCCTACGTAACCCAAGTACTAAGAAGTATTTCGGTTTTCAAGTAGATGACGTAACTCTATCAATGGATTTTACAATAGGCCGGTCTATGGCAGAAGAATTACCATTTATGCCCGGATATGATTATACTAGAATGTTAAAACCAGACTTTTCGGTAGAAGAGTACATGGAGGAATACCATAAGTTTAAGACTCGTAAAATTGGTAATTTTAGTGCAGCTTCACCAGAAGTATTTATGGAACTATATAAAAAGGAAATCCATAAATATCAACGAGAATATGAAGAATCGAGAAAAGGGTAATATACCAGGATTTAGTAATTACTACATATCCCGTACTGGGAAGTTATATTCGAAATTTACTGGTAATTGGAGATTGGTAAAACCTGCTATGAAAGATAATGGTTATTTATCTAACTCTTTAGTAGGAGATGGTGGTAAACGGAAGAACTTTTATAGACACAGGTTAGTTGCTTCTATTTACATCCCTAACCCAAACAATTATCCTCAAGTATGTCATAAAAATAACAATCCAGAGGATAATCGGGTAGGTAATTTATATTGGGGTACAGCTAAGATGAATATGGGTCAGTGTATAGAAGATAAAAGATTCTATTTTGTTGGTAAAGAACGAGAACGTAAGGTAAATGTAGAATTATTAATTTCTAGGTATATAGAGGGTATACCAAGAAAAGATATACTAGAAGAATTCGGTATATCAACTGGAGTATTATATAAAATATTACGGTATAATAACATAAAACTAAGGAAATGAAGAAGATTTTAAACGGGCCCACGGTATGGAGGGCTAAATGCCCAGTATGTGATTGCGAATTTGAATATGATACCAGTGAAACTTTTGGGGTTTATAATAAATCTGGGGATTATTTTAGGATAGTACAATGTCCTAATTGTAAAACTAATATAAAGCATTCAGATTCAGTATCTACCATTACAGGAGTGAAAAGAGAAGATACTATGTCTACATAAATAATATAAATTTATGGAATTATGGCAACACAGAAAGAGATTGATAATGCAAGTAAGTTAACTGCCCTTACTTATATGGTTGCAGGGTGTTTAGGTTATTCTATCGAAAACTTACTTAAGTACTTAGATGTAGTTAATCTAAGGTTGAGTGGACAAGAAAAAATGTTACTTAACCGATTAAAGACTCAGTTATCTCAAGTACAAACTAATCTTACTACTTTAGAGGGATTAGCTTTTAAAGTAATGGCTACAGATGAGGATGGTAAACTTGCTTATGAAGATGCCACCCATATTTATTGGGCTGCATTTTTAGCATTACTAGATAGAGGTGGTACTGATAACTTATGCGACTTAAGATTAATGGCTTTGGTAGATAAGGTAAGCATCTATAAATCTCTTCTTAATTTGCCTGGTATGAAACTCTCCTATCAAATGGCTTTTGCTCAAGTAACTAAAGCAATAAGCAAAGGGGAATTTAGTAAAGAAGACTTTAAAAACCTATTAGAAGTTTATGAAGACGGAACTGAAAAAACTAAAGGTTAAATTTGAAGGTAAACTTATTGAGATTGATATTCAAAAAGAATTATCTATCAATGAGAATATCATTAACTCTCAGCTACGAGAATCTCCTTCTAGTTATTATGTACTTGCTTCTTTGAGAGATAAGTATATAAAAGAAAGGGATGCTCTAGCAAGGGAAAAAGAAGAAGCTTATTCGAATGCCTGGTTATATTATAAGGATGCTAATGAAAGATGGAATAACGAATATGTATCTCATAAGGCAAACCTTAACAAGAAATACTCTTCTATCAATGAAAGGTATTTAAAAGCTGTAGAAAAAGCAAATAAGTTCATAACTATATGTAAGTGCTATGAGTCACGCGAAAATATATTAAGAACTATTAATGCGAACCTAAGAAAAGGTTAACCCATTGAACTATAAACAATTACTAACTTTTAAAAACAGTATTAGAATATGAATTATTCAATGACATTTATCTCATCTCTTGTAGCTGAGAAATTTAATCAAGAATTACCCGGATGCCCAACAGAAAACCGGGTACTTATTTTATCTCCCAAGGAGGTAAACCAAACTAAATCTGGTTTGATTATCCCTGAACAAGTAAAAGAGGGAGTTCCTCGTAAAGGGGTTGTAGTAAAGAGTGGGGAAATTACCGAAGAATACAAAACCTACCGAGAATTGGTTGCTGTAGGTAGAATAGTTACCTATGGTTTGTATGCAGGTAAAGAACTTGAATTCGAAACGGACAAACTATCTCCTGCTCTCAAACAACTTTTAGAGAAAAACGTTCTTACCGTATTGAGTATGAACGAAGTAGTTTACTCAGAACCGAATAATTAAAACTAATCATTATGATAAAAGACAAGAAGAAAAAGAAAGTTTCATCAGAGGGACTTTCTACAAAAGAAAAGATGCTAGCTAGAAAGAAACAGCTAGAATCCAAGGGAAACGGAAGTGGGTTAGTATATCCAAAAGAGGGAACTCTGAGGATGAGAATTAAATCTCCGGGTGATGACCAAGAATTGGGTATCGAAATTATTCAATTCTACCTGGGTGGCAATTTGGGAGGAGTTATATCTCCGGCTACTTTTGATGAACCTTGCCCATTCATGGAGAAATACCAAGAATTGAAAAACTCTAAGGATGAAGATGACAAGGAACTTGCCAAGAATTTGGTGCCAAGAAGAAGATATGTCATCGGTGGTATCATTTACTCAGATGAAAAGGGTAGTAAGGTAGATTACGAAGGCAAAGATAAGGGAGTTTTAGTTCCTCGCTCAGTATACCAGGATATCATTGACCTTTACCTTGATGAAGATGAGGCAGGTGATATGACAGATCCAAAAACTGGATATGATATCAAGGTAATTCGTTCCGGGTCTGGTAAACTAGATACCACTTATTCTGCCCGTGCTTGCAAACCAACTAAGTTGGACAAGAAATATCAAGGTACAATTGACCTTGAGGGAATAGTTCGTTCTCAAATCAAATCCTATGATGAGTTGGAAGATTTGCTTTCACAGTATCTAAATGAAGACCATGGGGATGACGATGAGGATGATAAACCCAAGAAGAAAAAGAAAAAGGGAGTTCACAAAGACCATTACATGGAAGATGATGAACCCAAGAAAAAGAAAAGAAAATACAAATCGGATATTTAAGGGTTAGTAATATGGTTTCATTCGAAGGTGGTAATTAGATTCGTTCTGTTATCACCTTCTTTAGTTTAAAGACATTACATTATGGTATCAAAAGAATATTGGGCAAACTTATCAGATGAAGATAAGTCAAAGATTATAAGAAGATTTTGTGAAATTAATGATATTGGGCCAGACTTTGATTATGCAAAGGTGAGGGATTTTTCTGAAAGGGTTAAACAGAAATATAAAGAATCTGGAATATACAGAAATAATCAATTTTGGGAACATCCCGTTTTAATATTGGAATTGGTAGACCCTCTTATGGCAGAAATGATATTATCATGGATGTATGCCAAAGTAGAATTACCCAATGGAGAGAGGTCTGAAGTACCCTTCATGGGATATCACATAGTAGAACTTATATTCGACAAGGGTAGTCTCATGAAGTTTACCGATGAAGAGAGAAACGTATTGAATCAGGCAATGAATATTTTAAAATCAAGGGGAATTTAATATGGCAAAGAAAACTAAGGTTGGTTTAAAGGTACCAACAGCAAATGAGATGGCAAAGAAATATGGGAGTATGATTAAATTAGCTTCAGAAGTAACTGATACCGATTTATATATACCATCTACTTTCTTTGCTTTGAACTACTTATTCGGTAAGGGTATTCCTTATGGTAAAATCGTTGAGATTGCTGGAGAGGAATCCTCTGGTAAATCTTTAGTGGCTTATAACTTTGCTTATGCTACTCAACAACTTGGAGGTCATGTGATATGGGTAGATGCTGAACAATCCTGGATGAATTCATGGGCTGAAATCAATGGAGTAGACCCTGCAAGAGTAACTATTGTTAATGATACCCGTATTGAATATATTGCAGACGTAGTAGCAGACTTAGCAATTTATTTACGTTCTCAATTAACTCACAATGAACCGATACTCTTAGTAATCGATTCCATTGCAGCTACTGACTGTACTGATAATATAGATGCTAAGATGGTTGATGGTAAGGCAGAGATGGGAGGTAGAGCAAAGGCTCTTTACAAATACTTCCGTATCAGAAGTGAGTTATTCTACAAGCTGGGAGTATCTCAGATTTATATTAACCAATTAAGAACTGCTTTAAATGTCGGATTTGGAAAAGATAATACAACAACTACAGGAGGTGCAGCACTTAAGTTCTACGCTTCAATCAGAGCTGCTTTCTATTCAGGAAGGTCTGTTACCATTAAACAAAATGGGAAAGAAAGGAAAGCTGGGAAACTTGTCACTATCAGACTTATTAAAAATAAAGTTGCTCCTCCTCGACCTACAATCAGCAAATGCCCTGTATATTTCAATCCTAAATTCCACGAAGTCGGGTTTGACAGATGCTATGCTTTAGAAGATGTATTGGTAGATACCGATGTAATCGAAAAAACTACTGGTGGGTATAAATTGAAAGGTAAAACTCTTGCAAGAGGGGAAGAGAAATTCCAAAAGCTTTTGGAAGAAGACGATGAACTTCGTAGAAAACTTTTACGGAAAGCCGGAGTAAATACCATAGGTACTACTAAAAAGCAACTGGAGAAAATAGAAACAAATCTATTCCCAGTCGATGGTGTAGAATATGAAAACTATTCAGATTCAGAAGAGGAGGAGGAAGACGATGAATAAGAAAGAGGTAGAAGGTATAGAGAAAGTAATTAAAGAGTACCTTAAGAAAAATTTGAGAATGGAATCTAGGGTTAGGTATCTAGATGCTTATAGCCCACCAGAGAATTATTTAGATGTATATCTTGGAGAGGAAAAGATTCAAGAAGTTTTACTTTATGAATTAGATTTTGGACGATGAGCAAGAAAACACAATTTACAAGGTCCAAGAATAAGATAGGTAGTCTGTCTTGGACTTCTCCAATCTATACTCATGGAGAAGGTAAGTATCAGAATAAAATACTTCATGATAATATCCCAGGATATCCAGGATACCACATCTCTAAGAGAGGTAAAATATATTCAAGGTGGGATGTTAATGGTAAGGGTATATTAAGTAAACGATATCACTTAAAACAACCTCATCTAAATAAGAATGGGAGGTATATAGTAGGATTATCTCAACCAGGTATAGGTACTACAAAATGGTTATTACACAGATTAGTGGCTTTAGTTTATATACCTAATCCCGAAAATTTACCCTATGTTTGCCATAAAGATAATGTACCTACTAATAATTCAGTTAAGAACCTTTATTGGGGTACACAAAAAGACAATATGTCTCAAGCTTCTAGGGATGGGAGGATGGTAAACAAATTAAAAGGTAAATGTATCAAAGGTACAGAGATTCAAAGGTCATATATACCTAAGTTGATAGGTATGGGGTTTACTAGAAAAGAGGTATCAGAGATAACCGGGCTGGGACATCAACTAATATCAGATTATTATATTAAATATAAAAATAAATATGAAAAATAAAAAATTAATATTATTAGTTGACGGCGAGAATATTTTACACCAAAGTTTTCACAAATTTGAAAAACTTAAATCTACAGATGGTAAACCGAGTGGGGCAATATTCGGATTTTTCAAATCTCTACATATGTATCTTACAAGGTTCGAACCGGATGAGGTTTATGTTTCATTTGATAATGGTCATTCACCAGTAAGGATGGAGTTATTACCAAATTACAAGGGCCATAGGAAAAACATATCAGTAGATTATGAATCATTGCAAAATCAAAAGGCAATTATAATGAAAATGCTGGGTATGCTAAGAATTAATTATATCTTCGATAAAAAGAAATCTACAGTATATGAAGGAGATGACTTCTTAGCATACCTTGCAATTAAAAAATTCCAATCCGAGAAAATGATACTTATATCATCGGATAAAGACTTTAACCAGTTGCTATCAAATAACCTGAGGATATATAATCCCAGAAAAGATGAGATGATAAGAATGGATAACTGCAAAGAATTATTCGGTTATCATTCTCATGAAACGGTAGAGTACCTTGCAATGGTTGGAGATACCTCCGATGATATACCCGGGTTTCCGGGTATAGGCCCAGTAAAGGCAAGAAAAATCCTTGATGAGGGTAGAATTGAGAAGTTTATTGCCCAGAGTAAGAACAAAGAATATCTTCAAATATGGAAAAGGAATGAACAGTTAATCGACCTTTTCTGGTTTGTAAGACATAATCCATTGGATAAGTTACCAATTAAGTCAAAGAAGAAGTTTAAGTATGAGAAATTCAAAGAGCTTTGTATCGAATACTCTTTAGCATCATTTTTGACAAATGAATTTATAAAACCATTTAAAGCATTACATCATGAGTAAGAGAATTATGTTTGTGGGTCCCTCTGGTATAGGGAAAACTACTTTAGCTAAGTATATAGCTAAGAGAGAAGATCTACCTTTTATTTCTGGTAGTATGTCAGATTTATTACCTGCTACTGAAGGGGTATCACATAATGAAATATTATCCCTCGGTTCGGAGGCAATGTATAAAGCAGATTTTCAACTTCTGAACAAAAGGAATAGGTTATTCAAGGATAGAGAATACTTCGTAACTGATAGGAGTTATGCAGATTTGGCTGCTTATTTTTGGTATAAGCAATCAAGAACTTTACCAGAATGTGAAATGGAACATTTTTTCTGTCAATGTAAGACTTTAATGGAAGATCAATGTGATGTAGCAATCTTCTTACCATTAAATCTAGATACTTATAAGCATTGGTCAATGGAAGATAATGGTAAGAGAATACTTAACAGATTCTTCCAAGTTCAGATATCATCTCTTATGGGGGAATTGCTTGCAAATTGGGAAATACCCACTATTTGTATATCTGAGCTCGATTTAGGTATGAGAACGGAACAAATCAATTACCATTTAGATAGGATATGGGGAAAGAAGTAATAGCAATAGCCTTTTCAGATTTACATATAAATCTATGGGCTAAGTTTAATGAGAACAATCACAGGACCCTGAATAGTTTCAGGGTTTTGTCGATTATACGGAAATTATGTAGAAGGTTTAACTGTCCTGCATTATTTTGTGGAGACTTATTTCATAAGGCCGAAACAATGGACCAAGAATTGGCAGAGATATGTTATAACGAACTAATCGAAGGATTTTGGATATATGCCATATCTGGAAATCATGATATTAAGAAAATAAGTAAGGTTGGTACTAAACCCTTTAGCTGGCTTTATCAAGTAGAGAAGTATGGTATCATGATATTAGATTATGAAAAAACTAAATTATCCCCTACACATAAAGATATTATGGTATATGGGGTTCCTTATATTGATAATAATGTGGGTCTAAGTGAATACTTAAAGAAGTTAGAATTAGATAAAAGTAAAAAGAATATTCTTTTACTACACACCGATTATCCTGGTGCAAAGGATACCGATGGTAGAGAGATAGATTCCGTAGAAAACTTAAATGTGAATGTTCTCAATAAGTTCGATTTAGTATTATGTGGGCATATACACAAACCACAAAGACTATCAAAGAAGGTTTATATGATTGGGGCCCCTAACCATCAAAGGAGAACCGATAGAGATTGTGAATTGGGGTATTGGAAAATCTATGAAGATTTGTCTCTGAAGTTTGTACCTTTGAAAAATTTCCCAAAGTTCATAGATGTAGAAAGGGAAGAGGATATTAATGATGATGGCAATTATTATACGGTAATCCCTCAAAAAGCTAGTACTCCAGTTAATAACAAACATAATATTACTAAGCAACTTTCTAAGAAGTCTCTAGCAAAGAGATACCTAAGAGAGAAAGGTATTAAAGATGAGGTTAAAACTAATCTATTAATTGAAACACTTAAAAAGGCTGAGTCATGTTAACGTTCTTAAACTTAGAGGCAGAAGGATTTTGTTCAATAGAATCCTTACACCTACAATTAAACCCAACTTGTACCATACTTATCAAGGCACCAAATGGGAAAGGGAAATCAACTATTCTCTCTGCCTTGGTATGGGCAATATATGGGAAAAACCTAAAGGGTGTTTCTGAGGTAAATACTTGGAAGCAAGTAAGGCCTAAAGATTACAAGGGTACTAAGGTACAAGTATATTTTCAGAAAGATTCTCATACATATAAGATAGTTAGATGTCAAAAGTATGATGAAGTACTTGAGGATGGTGCTAAAGGCAAAGACAGACTTATCTTCATGAAAGATGGGGACATAGTTGATATAAAAGGAAAGGGGAAGATACAAGATTCTATAAACCGAGAAATAGGTTTATCGTATACTCTGTTTATGAACTCAATTATGTTTGGACAGGGTATAAAGAGACTTATACAAGAGTCTAATTCGGATAAGAAAAAGATATTCGAAGAAGTATTTGATTTAGAGTTCTTAAACCTTGCTAAAGGCATTGCCTTGCAGGATAAAAATAACCTGGTATCTCAAATAAACGAGGTAGAGCATGAGTCTCAAATGCTTAAGAAAGAATTGGAGGCTAACAAGGAAGCTTACTTCGATATGAGAGACAGAGAAAAATCCTTCAAGCAAAAAATCAAAGAAGAAAGAAGAGAGTTAAAGCAAGATAGAGAAAAGCTAACTAAGTTACTGATTGAGAAACAAAAACAAATTAAGGATGAAGTAGATGCTTCGCTTCAGATAAAGATTAAAAAACAAAATGAACTAATCCTTGATTTGAGGGGTAAGATAAAAGATGCCAAGAATTTATCAAATGTACCTCTTAAGAAAGTAATTAAAGAATTAGTAATACAGTTAGAAGAAGGTCACTACAAACGTGCATTACGTGATGCCAAATCAATATATAAAGCGTTTTCTGACCTTGACAAATATGATAAAGAGTATCAAGAGGCTTTAGAGAGGTTGGAAGAACTTAGTAGTGTAAATGATAGATATAGGAAATTAAAATCAGACTGTGATGATATTGCTTCTGATATTGCTTCTATTGACGAAGACCTGGCTAAGCTCAAGCAAGAAAAGCTTAAGGTCATGTCTCCAAAGTATAAACAAAAACTTAAGGAGATTAGGAAGAATTTACGGAAGGTTGATGAAGACTTTCACAATAAAGAGTTAGAGTTAGAGAATTATAACTGGTTAATTAATGACCCATTGGGTAATAATGGGATTAAGGCTTACTTATTCGATTCATCACTCGAGTTCTTAAATAAATGCCTCGATAAATATTCAGAGGTATTGGGATTTAGGATTGAATTTAATATAGATTTGGGCACTGCTAGAAAAGAATTTGTTACTCTTATTGAAAGAGATGGGATGATTATAGATTACGATGAACTATCAGGCGGCGAGAAACAATTGGTTTGTGTAGCAATGGCATTCGCAATGAATGAAGCTCTTACTGCCTCTAAGGGGATTAACTTAGCATTCCTTGATGAAGTATTTGAATCATTAAGTTCAGATAACATAGAAGTAGTTACCTCATTAATACGTCACATATTCAAAGAGAAAACTTTATTCTTGATAACCCACTTAGATTCACTTCCTCTCGGTAATACCAAAATCTTGCAAGTGGAAAAGGCACAAGGTCTGAGTAGGTACCAATTACTATAATGTTATAATAATTAATATAACAAGACAGTAATTATGGCAAATAGCAAAAAGAAGGGGAATCGATTTGAGCTAAAGATTTCAAAATGGTTTACCCAATGGACTTCTTACAAGTTCGGAAGAACTCCCTATTCTGGGGCAAACCACCAGAGTAGAGATTTAGCTTCAGATATAATGTGTCAAGATGAAAGACATGCCCATCGGTGTAAAATATCCGTTGAGTGTAAGAATTATAAAGAGATTAAGTTTGAACATATTCTTTTAGGTAATAAGGGATGCGATATATTGAAATTCTGGGAACAAGCTTCTAAGGATGCAAAAAGAGCAAATAAAGTTCCTATACTATGTATGAGATATAATTCAATGCCCTCAGAAGAATTTTTCTTTGTAGTTGGAAAGGATTTATCTTCCGTATTCTATAAACCCCTATTCGATAAAGCCAATATTATGGTAATTGATGTACCAAAGATAGATGAGATTCTTTATGTATTCATGGCTAGTGACATATTGAAGAATGTAAACTATAAGTTAGTACATAAACAAGCTAAGTTAATTCTTAAAAACCGGTAACCTATGAAGAAGCATACCCCATACTCATATTGTATATTTTACCTTGAAAGGAAGTACTGTGATAAAATCAATAAAGAACTCAAAGAAAAGGGGTATGACCAAATCAAGGCAATTATTCCTATGGTAAACGTATTAAGAAAAACCACAAAGGGTAAGATGGTATTCGAAGAAGTACCAGTATTATTCAATTATGGTTTTATGAGAATGCCCACTAAATTAGCATTCTCAAGGCCCTTTCTTAATAAGTTACGTAGGAATATATCTGGTATCAGAACTTGGTTACGTAATACCGAGACAATGCACCCAAGAAAGAAAAAGGTAAGGATTGACAATGCCGAAGACTTTGATGATTTTTCTTTAGTGGCTACTTGTAGTAGAAAAGAAGTAAGGCGATTTAAACGTATTGCTAGAGAGAATAAGAAGTTTTCAGTGGATGATTTAGTCAATGTAAAGCCTGGAGATTACTTAGTATTACGGGGTTATCCTTATGAGGGAGTAGATGCTACAGTATTAGAGGTTGACCATCTTTGTAAAAGAGTAAAAGTTCTTATATACCCCGAAATGGGAAGAATGGAAGTATGGTTACCTTTTGACAACGTTATCTATAGTGTATATTTAAATCATGACCCAGATAAGCTTTATGCTAATTCTGGGGAATATGACCCTAATCAGATAACCAATGAAGCAATTGATAGTATAATGAGATATAGGAGAATTTAATATTATGAACGAAGCTCAACAAAAAGCCTGGAGTTGTTTAATTGATAAAGAACAACAATCATTATTCCTTCAACTATCAGAAAGTAAATCTTCATGGGAAGCTGGTGAAATTTTAAAGTTATCTCATTACAAGTATCTTGAAATCCGGGAACGGTCAGAGAAATTCTTTAGGCTATTCTCGGATTTTTTTGAGAAACACACTTCTATTTTTCGACCAGATTGCCCCTGTGAGAGGAATTTCCAAGATTATATGGAGGGATGTTTAGAGAAACGATTAAAAAGAAAAGAAGCAAGCTTATTCACAGGAGACTCAGCTCAATTACTCCCAAAGGTAAACTCTAAAAATATAGAGAGAAACATGAAGAGGTTAAAGGAGTCTGAGGATGAATGGGACATAGATACTCTAAGATTAATTCTTGAATTTGATAGGTGGAATAACTTTAGAATACTTCCAAGGATGCTACAACAGCCATCTGCATTTAAAAGGCGGTCGAATAAGAAGGATAAGATATATATCAAGTATCTTCTTAATAGAGTACCGGATTGGATGCACACTAAACTCAAGGAAAGGTTTAGGTATAAAGTAAAACCAGGAAAGAAAAAGTATTGGGTAGCTTTAATATCTGAGGACCTATATACTGATGGTTATCTATTGTTACCAGTAAGACCTTTGGATGAAGTAGTAAATGAATTCAGTAGATTTTACATGTATGTATTCAAAACTAAAGATGATGCTGATACCTTTGGTTTTATGGTATCTAAGTTCATGATTAAAACCGAATCTGTTAAGCTTGGACAAAAATTCTGGCCAGAGTACCGTTGCTGTGTGGAAAAAGCAGTAAACTATAATCAAGTGAACAACATAGAATTCAATATTAAGAAATTGGATATGGCTTATAACACACATATCAAGAGAAAGCATAAAAAACCTAAATCCACTGCTGCGAACCGAGCAAAAACCTCGGATTTTTATAAAAATAAATAGAGAAATAAGATAAGATTAAATTATTTATTCTTATATTTGCAAAGAAAATAAATGAATATTTAAAAATATTGATGATATGGCAAAAAAGAGTAGAAAAGACATGAAAGCTCCATCCAAGGAGAAATCAAATTTCCTTGGTGCTTCTGGGAGAAACATGACTTATAAGGATTTAAAGAGAAAGGCTATCATATTAGGGATGCCTTTCCCTGATGCTTGTTCTGCTGGGGTATTTGACTTATTACATTATATCAATGTATCAGAAGAGAAGCCCGATAAATCGTTAATTGATAAATATGACGATTGGATGGATAAGCAATTGGAAACTATTGGGTATTCGAAAGATGACCCATTAAGAAATTCCAGATTAAGGCTTGGGTTTCTCGGAGAAGAAGGGGAAAATGGGCAAAGAAGAACCAAACGAGTTCCTGGGATAAAGAAACCTCGAGAAAAGAAACCACCAAGAGAGAGGGATGAATTTAATCTTATCAAGGGTACAAAGAAATCTTATGTATTCGAATTAACTGCAAAAGGTTTTGAACTTGATAGAGTTATTCGGAGAATGAAAAAGAAATTCCCCGAAGCAAATGAGAAATCTATCAATCTTTGGTATAGAATGGCAAAGAGGAATATAAATGGTAAAACTAAAGGAAAGTAACAATGGACCCATACGACCAGATAGATATTATATATGGACTTGGAGACCAGATACTACCAATAAGATTGTTACTGAAAAGAAATTATATAGGAAACATCTAACCGGTATACCATATTTTACTAGACACCAAGTAAAGGTTACCTTAGTTTATCTTTATGGTGTAGATGTTCTTCAATATATCCATATAATATCTGGGAGGAAACTTATAAAACAAGGCATTAGAGAATTATCCGATATGAATGGTAAACTTCTTAAAAAGGGTAGTACTAAATTCTGGTTTAAGGGTAAATTCGTAAAAGCAAGGAAGTTCATAATGCCCGATGAATATCACATAGATAAACACCGACGAAGAAGATTTATGGTACAAATGCACCGAGTCTTTAAGTCTAAAGGAAAAAAGGAATTCAATGAAAGGTACTCAATCAAACTCTATGGACAACGGCAAGGCATATCTCCCAAGTATACAAGGCAAAAGAGATTACAAATCAATCTTGCTATCCTACAGGATTTACAACAGGCTGAGTCAAGAGGAGAAAAATAAATTCAATCTGTTATTCCTGCAGTATCCCCCATTGGTAGGTTCATTGGCTTTATATTTAAGAAAGAAGATGAACATCCCAATACAAAAGGTACTATTTATCAAAGCACAAAGGGATATGCTTGAAATATTCGATGAGGCATCACTTAAATTTTTAGGATATTTGCCCAAAGAAAGGTTTATTAAGAAGTCTCTATTATTTCAAGGGTTTGTTCCATTAGAGAGTATTAAACTTAGAAGGTCTTATGCTTATATAATGACAAATAGGATGATAGAAAATAAAATATGGGTCTACCCAATTCGATTATCCGATAACTATAAAACAATGATAAAAGGGAAATACAAATCCTATACCGAAGTATTTGGGAAGGTGGGTATTCCTGGAATAACTAAAATTAAATATAGCAATGAATAATAACGAAGGTTTTAAAATCACAGCACATCAACCAGCAAACCCATTTGCAGGTAAGAAGTTTAAGATAGTCACTTATCAAGGTGACAAGGAACTTGCCTCTCAGGCAATAACAATTGAATCTCAATTAGAATTAAAGACAACTCTAGATGAGATAAAACAATTCAATATTGCTCAGGAGGAATTAGTAAAATCTGGGTATACTCAGAAATCCATACTGGTAAAGAAACTTATAACAGAGTGATATAAATAAATTATTAACCAACTTAAACATTACGAAAATGGCTAAGAAGAAAAAAGAAGTGGAACTGAAAGAAGTTTCCAGAACAGAAATCAATGGTGCAATCATCATTAAGTACGAAGACGGCTCAGTAAAGATTATCCCTGCTCCTATCATGCTTTCTGCCGAAGAAGCAGAAGACCTTTTCGGTTCTGAATCCGATGACGAGGAAGAAGAAGAAGAGGAAGAATCAGACGATGATGATGATGATGATGATGATTCCGAAGAGGAAGAAGAGGAATCGGATGATGACGATGATGACGATGATGATTCCGAGGAAGAAGAAGAAGAAGAGGAAGAACTGACCGGTGAAGAACTTGCCGAAATGGACTTCGAAGAACTTGAGGATGTCTGCGACGACAAAGACCTTGAAACTGACCCAGACGATTATGATGAAGACGACATCGAAAAACTCCGTAAAGCAATTGCCAAAGAACTCGGTCTCAAATTGCCGGCAAAGAAAGAAACCAAAGGTAAAGGCAAGAAAGGGAAAAAGTAATCTGGTAACTGTATTCAAGATTTAAAAGAAGGTAGGGAAATTTCCCTACCTTTACTATCAACTATTAATAAACGTAGAAGTTTACTTATAATAACCATTAACTTATAAAACATTAAAAATTATGGCAACAAAGAAATCAGACTCCAAGAAGAAAGGGGATAAAGAAAAAGACCCCGAAAAAGAAGCTAAACGTAAAGCTCGTCAAGAGGCACTCAAGAATCGGCCGGCTGAACAACGCCCTAACAGCAAGCAAATCGACGTTATTGCCATTAACGACAAATCCAAGGTAATGAACTTTGGTTATGCCGTTAAGAACAAGGAAGGCTATCAGGGTGTAGTGGTTACTTCTGTATTGGTTACGGATGGCAAACCGGTATCAACTTCAGTTTCATTCGTTCCGGGAACTCTTACCGTTAAGTCTAAGAAAGGACATGGCGTTATTTGTTCTCCGAAAAACAAAAAGGCTAAGGAAGAAGAAGAGGAAGAATCAGAAGATTAAACTCTAACTTACTAACTACTATCCCATATGTCTGCTATATAAATTTAGAGTTTAAGTTCATATGAATAACATCTACACTTAGGACGTTGTTCAGCCAAAAGCTCATTGCCTGCGAAGGTAGTGGGCTTTAATTTTTTATACCCATGGAAGAAGAGAAATTAGCAATTCGAAAGAATATTCGAATACTTGCATTGGATAATCTAATAAATACTTATACTGATGCACTAGAAGATAAAGAATTAAACCTGGGACCAGATGAAAGGGAACTTGCCATCAATATAATAAATGAGGCAAGAGAAATGCTATCAGAAGAAACTCAGGAAGTATCTAACCAAGTAATGCAAAGACCCAAATGGAAAAAGACTTAAGATTATTAGTGGGAAACATTAATCAAACTCTCAGAGAATTAGATTATGTTTCGTACCTTAAAAAGGTAGCTCTTAGTAAGGGTAAGAAAGGCGAATACCAATCCCATAGGTTGAAGAGTAATTATCTGAAAAGAAAACTCATATCTCTTAAAGGAGCCCTGAATAAAAAACTTCATGGGACTTATATTGTTGCCCAATTTAATTTTATAAGGGGGGAACAGAAAGAAACTTTTGAACAAACTTTTACTGACTTATCTCAGAAAGAGGTAGAAGATATACTTCAACTCGAGGCAGTTTTAAAACAATGCAGTTTAGAAATCCTAGAAATTAAAGAAATCCCAACCCAAATTAGGAAGGTATAACTATGGTATTATGTAAATAGGAAATTCAATTATTCACCTAATATAAATGAAAATGGCTAAGAAAACAGAAAAGAAGAGTAAATCGGAATCCAAGACTCCGGAACTCACAAAGGCTAAGAAAGCTTTGGATGCTTACCTTAAAGAGAACAAGTTGGACCCTACTAAGGATTGGACCAAAGACAAGAAACATGGTAAAAAGGTTACCGAACTTGTAAACAAGCTCAATAAGGAAAGAGACAAAGTTGCTGCTGCCTATCCTGAAGCTGACCAAGAGAACAACAAGAAATTGGTAAAACTCCAGGAAAAAGAGAAGAAGGAAAAAGCTGAGAAGAAGGCTGCCAAAGAGAAAAAGGAAAAGAAAGGAAATGGCGGTAGAACAGCTACCAAATACGATTATCCTCTCATCGATGGCAGAGAAATGACTTCGGCTGAGAAGAAAAAATATCGTATGGAGCAAAGAAAACTTGCTTCAGGTAAGGCTCCCAAGGAGGAAAAGGAAACTAAGAAAAAGAAGGAAGAAAAGGTAAAAGAAAAACCGGCTTCCGATAAGAAAGATAAGAAGGCCAAAGACAAGAAGAAAAAGAAGGCCGCTAAAGAAGAAGATTAATAAGAGCACTTTTTACTTTTACTTATCATATTTTTGAGTATTCGTTAATAATGGTAGAAGGCCTGGCAATATAAAAATTGTTCAGGCCTTTTATTTTCTAATTAAGTCGAAAATGGAACAAGAAGTATATAAACCAAAACTTAGAATCACTACACTATCAGAGAATGGTACCCCATTATCCGATAGGTTGGTAGATGCCTATACCGAGATGAATTCAGGTCCAAAGGTACAGCATAACGGTCCCATAAGAGTAGAAGTAACTCTTACTAATAAACAAGATATTGATAACTTCAAAGAATACTTAGATAGGTTATCTGGTACATTGCCTGCTAAGGCACCTAATGTGGGCAGAGGAAGACCTGCAGGGTCTACAACTAAGGAATTGGAATCACCAAGGGAGGATATTCTTGCAGATGTAGAAAAAATGATTGAAGAGGGTAAAAGCCAACAAGATATCATTAAATATCTTAGGGGATTGGGATTTGTATTTATCCTTACTGAAGATTTTCTATTTCACTTTCCTGGGTTTAAGTTCAATAAAAAGGATGTGGGAGAAGCAACAGACAATAAGCAATATCCCAATTCATTCTCTTGGATGGCAAGATGTATCAAACGAGCTAAGGACCCAAAAGCAGATAAATTTGACCCAATGATAATCTTTGGTTTTAGCATCCTTGGGGGACCTTCGAAAAAGATTATCCCATATCTCTATAAGGAAAGAAAGAAACCCTTAAGGGCCCAAGTTGGTAAGAACGTAATATCTTTCTCTCAGGCAGAATTTACTAAGCTTCCCAAGTATATGTTAGAATCCGAAAGGATTAAGTTCTCTACTGAACAGAGACAATTGCTTCTAAGTCCCGAAAAGAAGCCTTCTAAATTCTTCCTAAGATGGGTAAACGATGCTATATTCCCAGACTCCATAAAGGAAAAGATGGAAGAAATCAAGAACCGCTAACACTTACCTCCGTATTTATTAAAAGAGTATTTTATATAAAATAATTTTAGTATATTTGCATAAAGAAAATTTAATTATGGACAAGGAAACAAAAGACATCGTAAAGCTCATTGCTGGTATTCAGGTTGAATCACTCAACTCAATCAAAGAGGACGTTAAAAATGGAAATGATATTGCCCAAGACTTAATCAAGAAATTCCTTCAGATTGATAACGATGAAATCATCCAGGCATTAGATGAGCACATTCAACTTTATGTTGACATAGAGCAAACACCTCAACTGATAAACATGATAAATGAATATCAGATGCTGGTATGCTCACATATCCTATTTAGGATGGAAGATGAATGGGTACATACCAATTCTCAAGGAGTATTGGGAACCTGGGCAATCTTCCAAAAATCAAACCTTAAGTTTCACCCTGAATTAACCCTTTTAAAATTTTAATGTAGACATGGAAAAGAACGAATACTTAGAATCAGTAGAAATGAACACTGGAGTTGAAATGATTCCCTGCGAATCATCTAACATCGAAGGCTTTGGTTATGACTCAAAGAAAAAACAACTTTGGGTTGCCTTTAAGGGTAACCGAGTCTATCGCTATGATGATGTACCTTATGAAATCTGCAACGGTTTACATCAAGCAGAATCAAAAGGTAAATACCTTGCAAAGAACATTAAAAATAAATTCGAAACTACAGGTTATGAACTCCGGAACTAAAATAACTAAGGGTTTATTAATTGCCATAGGAGCAATGCTACTTTACTTAGGGAGTAAGAATAATGCCCCCATAGAGGAAGTGAGCATTGCTCCTTCTCGTTTAGAAAGTCCCTTGACCAGGTTACATTATCTTTCAGATAGCCTGGGAATTAAACCAAGGGAAGAGAAAAAGAAGCAATGGTATAAATATAGGGTAGAAATAGAAACGATTCCAGAAAATCAAATCTATAAGATTGAGAAATCTGGATACCAGCAATATGAAGTTTCTAGATTGGGTGAAACTTATTCTTATGTAACCTACGAATTTATCTCAGACAAGGTAATGACTACTCAAGAAGCCTATGACTTCGTAAAGAAATATCCTGAAAGATGTACAAGGGTACCAAATACATCACAAGATAACATTTACGATAAATATAACGAGGATTACGAAGATTACATAAATGATCCAGAGGATGAAATTAACTATCCTCCAGAGGTCTTCGACTTCCTAGCCGATTAACCCGAGCAAATAGAAAATAATTCAAATAAAATTTTTCTATTTAAAATAAAGTTCTTATATTTGTATCAGAAAAAGAAATTAATCATTTTACTAACATTTTAAATATAGACGTTATGAAAAAGAATGAAACAAAGGTTACTAACCTGGTTGCAACTAAGGTTGCCGAACAACTTGAAGGAATTAAAAATTCTAAGACTACTAAGGCTTCTGCTCCTAAGGCCAAAAAGACTAAAAAGGAATTGGTACAAGATGCTCAAGAAGCTGCCACTAAGTTTGCCAATGCTAAATTGGTAGAACTCTCTCCTAAAACCCAAACTTCCAAAAAGGAACAGGTTGTCAAGGAAGTTAAGGAACAACAAAAACCATCCATCATCGAACAGGTAATTTCTAATCGGGAAGTTAAATACGTATACCCTGCCGATGTAGTTGATACACTTGCTCGTAAGAAATGGAGACAACAAACTCGAAACGAACTCCATAGATTGGAACTTGCAATGGCTCGTATCAAAGATACAAACTCTAAGGAGTTTAAGGCTGCGGCTAAAGCCTATGAGGACTTTAAAAAGAAGGTCCTCAAACCAGAACAAGTTGCATAAACCTTTATTAACCAGGTGCCCGGGATAATTACCTGGGCATCTCAATTCATACAAAATGGATTACACTATCTTCTCTGATAAAGAGATGCTTAAGCAGGACAAAGAATTGGTAGAATTACATAAACGATGTTGTAAGTCCTATCTAATCCAACATTCACTTAAGCACTCCAAGATTAAGAAGTTCTTTATCGTTTACGATTGGTATATAAATACTGATAACGTAAGGAATTTCTTTTTCAGGCCTATAAACCTTTTCATTCAGGCATTGCTTTTAGGGCAACTTGATGAAATATCCGATTACATTAATCCTAACAAAAATGGAAAACGAAAAAAGAAACGAACCAGAAAAGTATAACGTACTTTATTGCAAAGGCAAATATCAGTATAAATCTAAATATCCCCAAATAGAAACTAAACATAAGGTTATCTATGCAGGGCCAGTAGAACCAATGGCACCCATCTGGGATAATGTATCAGATATATTAAGGAAATCTGATAGAATTTGTACTGAATCTCGAAGAGAATTAAAGAAGTTAGAGGAACGTTCACAGAATAACCTTTACTTCAAGAAAAATGGTATTACTCACATAATCGTATACAAATGTTTAGAGAAATAGTTAAAGACCTATATATAGGCAAATCGAAGTTAACCATAGAATGTAACCAAAAGGAAATACCCCAAACTACTCTGGTTCAAGACATATTACAGAATACTGGATTTACGGGTAATATGCCCGACTACGGTACCTATGGTAATTTCAAGGATGAGAAATTTGAGATTACTCCAATGATGCCTAAGCATTGCTTATTTATTACTGGGGTACCCAAAGGGGCAATCCTTGATAATTTCCGAGTTAGAAGAACATATTGGTCCTCTTATTATGAGGATGATGTAAGAGGGTACTTATTTCAGATTACAGATGAAAGTATACCTCGTTTAATAATCACAAACTAAATCTATATGGAAGCAATCGATTACGTAAAATTATTTAAACTCGACCAAGAGAATTATGACTTTAAAAGGGAAGAGTTTATATCCGAATTAGGTAAAGAATTTCTAGATTATTGCCAAACTACCACAATTGGGATAGATAAAAAGACTGGCAATATATACTACTACCGATTTAGGGAAATAGTTAAGAATTTCGAAACTAAATTCTGGGCAATCTCAGAACTTAAAATAGGAGAACCATTAACCCAGAAATTATGGAATGCCTTTTTCGCTACTCAGGTAGTTCCTTTAAGGCAAAGGTTATTCCCAAAGGTTCAGAAATTAATCGAAGAGCAAAAGGGGATAACCAATAACCGTAGTAAACAAGACAAAAAACCTACGAACCATAAAAAGGCAAACTATGGCAAGGGAAATCACAGACCTGCATGGGAATAAATTTAAGGTAGGAGATTATAAACTTTGCCTTAATATTCCCATCACTGGGAAAGGTAATTTAGTATTCACCAGGGACCTAATCTCTGGTGAACCTTTTAATTTATCAGTAAGTAAGAAAAAATATAAGGGATATTTCTATAACCTATCTTTGAATCTGTATGTAAGGTTCGATTTAGAGTATATGGGTTATGATGAAAGTTCCGATATCAGAAAATCTCATTTGTATGTCAGAAAAGGAAAATAAAATGGTAAGATTCCCAAGACCTATGGGGACTACTGCAATGGCATTAGAATATCAGAAGAACCCAAATGATGAACTTCTGATAAAGATACACAACTACATTATTAATCAATGGCTGATGGGTAATGGTGTATTATGTGGTATCACCTATGATATCAATACATTCTCATACCGTATGGGTATAGATATTAACTACATACGGGTATTTATGAGAGATAGGCTATTAAGCTCTAGAATATGGGATAAAGAAAAAGCAGAAGATTTACTTCAAGCGTTAATGGGAGAACAACTAGCATGGGCATTAGAAGACCGTATGGAAATAGCCCATCAGGTTAATATCCTAAGAGAATCTCAGGGAGGGAAATACGTACCGTTTATATCTGCCGAGCTGGGAAAGGCCCTTAAATTAAAGCTTGAATCCTCTACATCTCTGCAATCAATAGTACGTAATCTTACTGGAGGAAGTACTACAAATATCTTTGCTCAATTTAATCAACAGAACAACGTAACACAGCAAAATGCAATCACCGTTGAAGAGGCACGTCAAATCGTATTGGAATCACAAAGGGTATTAGATAAACCAGAAGAGGCTAAACTATTGGAGGATAGGTATGACATTAAGTCTCTACCTGAAGTAGTTGCTACTAAACAAGAAGGAGTAGATACAAGTAAAGAGGGTCTTAACCTTAATAAAGCAGAGTTAATGCAAATTACTGATGATTATAAGGGAGCTATGTCTTCATTCTCTAAAGAACATCATGAACTACGTAGAGAAATCGAAATGCGTATAGACCCAGACGAAGAAGACCCAGAGTTATATCAATATGAAGACTTTGAGAAAGAAGAAAAAGAGGATGGCTCATTTGCATCTCAATTCCTCCGAAATAGTAAGCTCCCATAGTTATATCCGGATATTGCATATTTAAAAAGAAAGAATTATATTTGCATATCAATTTTAAAATAGACAAAAATATGGGACTACCAAAGACATCTTACAAAGAGACTCGGGTTAACAAGGTTAATCAGGGTACATACTTTAAATTAAAACCAACTGATACTGCTCCAGTATGGGTAAGAGACCATTATGATAAATCATCTAAGACTTATGCTTGCCATAAGTATGATGACTCAAATCACGAAAAATTTCTCAAGGGAACAAGGAAAATATACATTGACTTTACATTTTAATCACATGAACTTATTTAGACGAAAGAGATGCTGTAGTGAACTCATTGCTATTAAAAATGGCAACTTAGTATTCAAATTGAGTAATACTCATATCAATGCTGCTTATAATACTTTACAGGCAATAATGAGGAAATCTGGTATATTCGATGAGAATCTATATTTCGATGTCTATCAGGAATATCGGAAACATTATGCTATATACGACGTAGTACCATCGTTGCTAAGGTATAAGATACCCTTGATATTTTCAGGTAGATACCCAAAGAAACTATTCGATAATCAGTTTACTTTTGAGGAATTAATACCGAATAATTGGGTATATCATAGTTTACCCGAAAATTTTAGATTACCAGAAAGCTTAGAGAAAATTCTTTTAGAAGTAAGAAAAAGGGTATCTGCTTATATAGACCAAGAAGATATATCAGACCAGGGTTATAGGGATTTGGTTCGAACAAATTTCGTAAAACAATGGGATGTATTTAGAAAGGACCCATCTCTTATAGATTGCTATATGGATGCTCAATTGGGCATGCTATATATGTGGGCTAGAGTAGAAAATAAAACAATCGTAAAGAATATAATCGAAAGAACTCAAGATGAACTAGCTCAAGAGTTCTTATCTAAAAATGACGAATATGGAAAATAAAGAAAAGTTTGCCTTCAGAAATGTAAACATGTCTCAAGGTGTAGAGGTAGAATTTATTAAATTGCTTACCTCATTAGAGACTAAAAGTGATGAAGATATTATTAAAGCTTTTAAAGCTCAATTATCTTCTGGAGTATTAACTTGTCATGCAGAAATGTTATCTAGAACACCAAATCAGATAATATTTCAAACATCTCAATTCAGTAAACCCTATAACTTTTACAAAAACTGGGAATTATGGGTATTCTCTAATATCCTGGGTGTATGGACTCTAAATAGGTTTAGGATATGATTACAATGAAAAACCTCCAAGTAGAGGATATAAAAGATGAATGGTTATATAATGCCTTAACACAGGGCATCAAGGAATGTATAACTGCTCCAGTCCTAACTTTGGACCCAACAAAACCAGAACCCATTAAGAGGGCAGAAATGATATTAGAGAATTTCTCTCAGGAGGATTCTCCAGTAGTAGCTACTGTAATTGCTCCAGGCAATTTCATACAGATGATATTACCGAAACATGAGATACTTCTATCGGTAATGTTTATCTATAAAGAGAGAAATACCTATGTACAACTCATAATACAAAAACTTGCTTATGAACGAGAAAAGATTACCACCAAGACTAATGGTTCTGTTAGTAGTACTGAAGGGTGAAAAGGTATATAAAATACCTCTCGAATCAGGAATAAAATTGGACCATCTAAAAGATTTCAATACACTGAGGAGAATCCTTGTCCCTTTAGTACAACTATATCATGGAGTAGGTTTTGATACTAGACTTACCTATGATGAATTTAGTATCTTCATTAATGACCTACAACATTTAGGGTATGAAGAGTTTAATAAGTATTCCTCAGGTATACAAGAATTGGTAGAAGCAAAACCCATCACTGAAAATGACCAGGATATTAGGGAAATACGAAATGGGTTACTTACCTCTCTTAAATCTCAGGAGTTATCAGAGATATTAGCTACTAAACTAAAGCAAGCCATACATGAAGTATTTGAAAACGAAAAGAAGAAAGGTGGACTAATGAACAAGGAACCCTCTTTAGAACCTATGGAGAGTTCAATTATAAGAGAGGCTCTATATTTGCTAACTCCCCAATTACCTTAATAATTGAAAGGCAGTCTAATCCACTGCCTTTCTTAGCGTATACACATCCTCAGCCTCCTTAAAAATAAAATAGATATATTTTTCTATAAAAATAAAAATGCTTATATTTGCATATCATTTTAAAAATAGACAAAAATATGAAAACGAACTCAGTAACTTACAATCAAGCAGACGAACTAACTAAGGTAGTTCGCAATTTCTTAGAAAAGAAATCTACATTTGAACTTGACTCTGATGAACAGGGTAGTCTTCTTAATTTCCTAATGGGACTCTTAATCAAACTAGAGGATGATTACAAACTCAATTGCTTGGACATTAATCAGGTACAAATCTATGATACCACCTATTATTCTTTCATTTTCGAATCAATCATAACTGCCGATACTAATCCCTATAAGGGGCAATTAGCATCTGCTGCAGTTCAATTCATGAATGAATTTACCGATAACGATGGGAGGTTCATATCATTCAATCAACTCGATAGAAACAACTGGATTTTCCAACTTAATTTCTCAATCGCATGACAAAGTATAACGTTAGTCCATTAGTTGCTCGGGAGATAGAATTCTCCACGGGCACTATCTTTGGTGGTAGTTGGTGCCGATACTTTATTTCAATCACCCTACATCAATGCTATATAGAAGCAACATGGAAAACCCGTCCTAAAAATGATTTAGACGGGAACAAAGAAATCTTTAACTCTTTACAGGAGTATCTAGATTGGTTTGCTAATCTTAAGAAAACTTACGGAAGGAGAATATCCCGTAAACAAATGGTATATGCTGCATACGATGAAACAACACGTACCTTCAGTTACAAACCCTACGAGAATTGGGCTACAAGACGTTCTAAGGAGAAATTAAATAAGCCCAAGGAACCAATGCTGGCCGATGAATTATACTAATCCCTAACCAGTTAATATATCCTCAGGGAGTTCAGAAACACCAACATCTGGGCTCCCTTAATTATTGCATATTTAAAATATTATTTCTATATTTGCATAAGAGAAAAATAAATATAATTATTAACCGACCTCGAACAGGGTCACAAAACTTATTTCTTATGACAACTATTAACGAAATCTCAAATCACATTATGGGTTACTTCAATGGAACTCTTGATGCTTTTGGTTACACTGCTCAATCAGTTAACGAAATCTCAAATCCGGATGAATCATATATGGGAACTCTTAATCTTCAATTCCGGGATTATCCTATAGACGATGACGAAAAAGCAGAAACCTACTGCAGAGAATCCGATGCTTTTGAACAATACGTGATAGAATTCATTAATTCTCATTGGGATGAACATCACCCATTAAAAGAACTTAACCCTAATTCTCATTACATGTCAAACTCCTATGGAGATACTATCCAGGTACATTTCAATGATGAATCCCTTTTCATTATCATTACCATGACAGGGCAATATTAACAAAACACTCTGGGAGGCACCTAAAACACCTCCCAGAACCTCCCTATTTATAAAAATAAAAGTAATTATAGAAACAAGTTTAGAAATAATTTTGTATATTTGCAGTGAGAAATATTTCTCAAATAATTTTAAATATAGACGTTATGAAAGAATTAAAAAATTTAGAGGCCATCCGGGAACTGCTTGCTTCTCATCCCATTTATACTTATGATTACTCAGATGGTCTTCTCATTAACAAGGAAGATACCAATATCCAGGTTTACTCAATCGACTTAGAGGATGAACCTTTTGCTGATTATATCTCAGGATATATCATCACATATGCTTCAGAGGAAGTTCTCTTCGAAAATCTCCGGGAAAACATTATTTCTCACATGGACTTAACAAAGGGTGCCGACGACCAATATTATGATTATTCACCCGCACAGGTAGAGGCTATCTTATTCGGAATCCTTCAATTAACTCCAGAACATCAGGATTACATTATAACTGGACTTAAAAAACATCTTCGGGAATTTATCCAAGACGAAGAACAAGATGATGACATGATATCCCAATATACCAGCATTTATAATGCTATCGAAAAATGGGAATCAGACCACAGGGAAACAGAAATCTTCCAACAACTTGCAGTATCAGAATTATTTAACCAACTAAATAAATAATCACTATGGTAAACTTATATAAATTACTCAACGTACTGGAACAGGGCATGTCTCTGTTCCAACTTAATAAATGGAAAACCGAAGGCATCTGGTATCCAATCACCCAATACAAAAAGGAATCAGATGAAATACAGGTAGTAACCAATTTATTTATTGCTGACCAGGAACAGTACCATATCCAACTATCGGGTAATTATCCAGAAGAATCTGAAGACTGGAACAAGTTTCTAGAGGAAAACCAATGGAAAATCTATCCCTTACTTGCAAATATAATGCAAGTCTTCTTGCCCACAGGGAACTATCAGATTATGTATACCTTATATCCACAAGGATTCATATCAGTAATTGCTAAACCCATAAACAAATAACATTATGATTACCGAAGAACTTAAACATATCTTAGACTCATTACCTTCAGAGATACATGAACAGGCCAGGGAACTGGTAAAAACTTGGAAAACTGCCAATGACCGAATAATAAACGAAATCTTTGAACTTTCCGAAGAAGAGAATGATGAACTTCAACAAATTGCCGATGAAGCTAAGGGTAAACTATTTACCCTATTATTTGGCCCACTCTATCATCATTACGTATCTCAATATGTATTAGACCAGGACTATTTTGAAGAAGAGGAACAATTCATTGAGGACCTATCAAAATATTATAACCTATGACAGAATACATCAAAAACCAATTAATCAAACTATGCAACCATCCCGAATGGTTTAACGATATGCTCATCTCATTGGATAACAATCCCGAAGAACCTCATACGGCTATTCGCAATTATTTATCCCATGTACAACTAAATGGATTACTAGAAAACACCGAAATAGTACATGTATCATTCAATGGAGATGAACCTAAACCGGGATTCTATTTCGAAATACCCAAAGATCCTAATGTGTATCTCATACTTGGAATCCTGGATGAAGATGAACTCCCACGTACCGTACTATTAGGTAAACCAAAGTTTAACCCTCAACTCAACTAATATCATGGAACCAATCATAACAATAAACGAATACCCAATCGGATGGGAATGGCTAGACAAAGTACCCTTAGAGGACTTTACCTGGCTAATCGAAATATTCTCTACTATGACCGATGATACAGATACTTATGACTTTGCTACTTTCGATAAGGAAGCAACCAATGGAGAACCTCCCTATCCTGTAATCGAAATCAATAGGAAGGGCTTAGCTAACTTCCTAAACGATGATCAAGGCTATGAATCAGGTATATCAATGTACGGTCACTACATAGCCTGTAAATCCCTGGACATATCCTCAGAAGAGGAATACATGAATCAATATACCGATATCCGAATCCTAACTAATGAACTAGAGCCATGCTAACAAAAGGAAAATTCCTGGTATCTTTCGAGGTACCAGGTCACACTAAAGAATACACAGAGGGATTCACAGAGGAAATGGTAATCCCATACAGAACTGAGGAACTTAACCCATACCTAAGGTACCCCAACCAAGAGATAAACAACAACCACCTCCACTCCGAACACATAAGATTACAAATAAGAGAAATGTTACAAATCCCACTAAGGGATATAACCATAATCGATATAATATCACTACCATGAAAAAGAAAGACCTAATATACATACCCCACCAAGATACTTGGACAGAACACTTCCCTAATCCGGGCAGTAACAAAAATGATTACACTCTATACCTAAGTGATCCCCAAGCCCAGTATAATAAGCTACTCCGTACCCAACAGAAACTAAGAAACAAAAAGAAATGAATATCCTCTATCACATAATCCGAATAATCCTATCCGTAGGAACTATCCTAACCCTCATACGCAATGAGGAAATATACCAAGCCCACAAACACCACCACCCAACAAATAAAATAAGGTATATCATCTCACAGCTAATAATCCTAACCCTATACACCTTATCACTAATATCACTATCCCACCTTTATAGGTACTTAACCATATACCTATAACCCATACCCTCCTCTCCCCAACACAAAAATATAAAAGAAAATCATACAAAGCCTAACTAAGCTACCATCCTAACTAAGGTACATATAATAATACCTAATACACATATACCTCTTATTATACTACATACATAATCAATATATCCTAATACATATCAAGGTACCTCGCCGGGGGTTTTGGGGATTTAGGCAAACAAGGCTAGGCAAACTTACCTTACTATACAAAGCCACTCAACTCACTATATAACCACTATACCATATAGCTCTACTACACACTTTAAAGGCAAACTCAAAAAGGCCTAAAAAGGCAAATAAATCCGACCATTAATGGCCCCTAAATCCGATTGCCTTGAGTACCCTTTATATCTATATATTATATAGATTGCATTCAAGGTAATTCGAAGGTAGGGGATTATATAATACAGATATGTTATGTAGCTTCTATGTATGTAGGTAGTATAGCTTTAGTACATCGTCGATTAATGGCCATCACTAATTAGCCTTGATTGCCTTCACCAAGTTATTATATTATGTATTATATAATAAGTATTGGTTGGGATTAGGTAAATAGGATATTAGGTTTTAGGGCTAAATGGTTTATAGGATTTAAGGCTTTCATGGGGCATATTTAGGTAATATTCCTAGTAACTCTGTAATTTATTTGCTTAGTATTTATATTAGCATTAACTTTTGTATTCTAGGACAATTTTGTGATTTAGGGGTACCTAGATTACCGAGAGCCATTAGGTATTATATAATATAGGTTATAGGTAGGGAAGGTAAATGGCAATCTCCATTCATGGCCCCGAGGATTTAGGTAAATATAATTCAAGGCCCTTAATAACCTACGAAGGCAATTTGGGTTATTGCATAATTAAAATATTGTTCTTATATTTGCATCAGATAAATAAAGTATTAATAATTAAAAACCCATTACCTATGAACACCGAAGAATTATCAAACCGATTAACACAAATCGTACAAGGCATTACTAATACTCACCCTATTAGGATTAAGGCTACTATCGAGGTTTTCCTTGAAGAATTTGATCCAAGCCAGAACTATCTTCTCTCTATTTCAGATATAGAAGGCTATGAGACCCAATTTATAGAATTTGAGATTTGGGACAAAAACGATGGTCCTATACCAGGTATCAAACTTTTCAAGGATCTCAATATATACCTTGAACGAGAATTTTGCGAATACTAACACATTGCCCCAGGCCTAACTTAGGTTCTGGGTTTTTACTTACGCTAACTTAGTAAGCCATTATAGGCTATCCTAATCTCTATAGGCTTACCATAGTCCCTATATGGCCTTATTGAATTAGGACCCAATAGGTTTATAGAGGGCAATAATAGGGATATAGCTAATCGGCCTTAATTCTTTATCACCTTAGTCCATTAATGGCCTTATCAATATACAGGTATATAATACACTCTCAAGAGGACAGGCATAAGCCATATAGGATTATCCATATACATATCATATATGCCCACTACAAGGCGTGTGAAGATTTCCCTTGTGAACCTCCAAAATTAAGTGCAAAAATTAAGTCCTTTTTAGGGTGCACAATATTTTTCATTTTATGAATTTTTCACGAAAATAGTTTTGAAAATAAAAATATTCATTTTCTCAAAAAATTTTCTTGAAAATGTTTGTAGATTAAAATAAAGTTCGTATCTTTGCAATGTGAGAAAAACAAAGCGATATTTGAATGAATTTTTATTTAAAACTTTTTAAGAAAATAATTTTCTAAAAATTTTGTAGATTAAAAAATAGTTCTTATATTTGCAATACAGAAATGAAACAAATACTACCTTATTAGAATAGTTTAAAAAGTCTTGAGGGTCTATTTGAAAAGGTAATAAAAATAATTAATAATAAAACTTTCAAGCATTTTATTATGAAAAATCAAATTAACAAAGTGAATGTAGAAAAAGCAAGTGCAAACGCAAAAGCAAATAGTTTAATTGCTTTAGACGTTTTAAAATCAGTCAAAGAAAAAAATGCAGGACTTTTCAAAACTTCTTTAGGGACAAAAACAGAAATTTACAAAAAAGAACTTTTTGAGGGAGCAAACGAAAAGCAAATCAAATCTTTGAGAAAAAAGTTCAGAAACGTAACTTTCAATTTTCTTTCAACGATTGCAACAAATGCAGATAAAAAATTAATCGATGGATTTATAGACTTTTATAAACAAGTCTATACATTAAATGATTTTTCATTTAATTCTATTGCATCAGAAAATACAAAAGAAGAAAAGAAAGCAATTCTAATAAAAGGGCTTGAAATAGTGAAAAAATCAATGAAATAAAACAAAATCAGATAAGGAGTAAAATTTTACTCCTTATCATAAAAATAAAATTATTATGTTATTAATTTTGTTTGTTATCTTATTAGCTGTTTTTGTTAGTGCTTTATATGTAGTTTATATTCTTTTAAAATCAAATCATAGAATAATATCTACTATTATTGACGTGCAAACCTTTCAATTAATTAATATAGAGCAATTTCTATTACTTGAACAAATAAGCATGAACTATTTAAATGAAGTTGAATATACAATTTATAAAAAATTTTCTTTTAAAACTTTTTTACTATACTTATGTTATTGTTTAAACGAACAATTTGAAGAAAATTTAAATAATCATTTAGTAGATAATTAGAAAGCGCAAAGGGACAAATAAAACTTTGTCCCTTACTTTTTATTTTCAAATGTTAAATTTAAGGGAACCGTACTCCCCTTTTAGTACCACAACTTTCGAAGCCCTCACATTAAGGGGTACCTTGAAGGCAAATACACATTTTAGTACCACACAAAAATCACTCCTCGTATTAAGGGCATGCCCAGATATCCCACATGCCCACAACCACACATGCTCACACAAAGAAACCCGAGAATAAAACATCCCTGGCTCTCATCCACCTTATCCCTCTGGCAGATTACAATATCAAAGTTCTTTCTATAAACCAAAAACTTATAAAGATATGGAAGAAAAAACATTATTCAAACTAGCACGTGCAATTACAGATACAGGTACAGATACTGTATCTTCAAAAGGTGGTACTATAACCTACCGTATCACTTCCCTTAAAAGAAAACTAGTAAATGGCAAAGTAGTTTCAACCTCTACACCCTCTTGTACTTTGGGCTCAGCCTCCGTAAGTTGGGCTATTTGGAGAGGAGTTACCGTTGGAGATGGTTACTTAGATGTAAAAATTAACTATTCAGAAAATACTGGGTCCTCAAGGTCTACTACTCTGACATTTGACCAAAATGAGTCTAATAACAAAATCAATCTCACAGTAACTCAAGAGACTGGTGTAACCTATAGTGGATACATAAAAATGGTTTCAAACACATTGCCTTTAGGTAGTGATAAATATAATACTGCTCAAATCCTTGTGATGGCCTATTTAAATGGTAGTGATGGGTCTAAAAAGCCAGAAACTCCCCATGTGGGTAGTGCTCCCGATTGGTGCGCAGTATCCGTTGCCCCAGTGGGTACTCTTGAGAACCATTACATGTTAACCCTGACCGCTTTATCGAGTAATCAAACTGGAGCTAACCGTTCAGGGCATATCTTCTTAACCTGTGGGGATGCTAACCTTAGTATACCAGTTACTCAGAAGCCCCTTGTGGCTTCTACATTCACTCTCTCTGGATTGCCCACAGGTACAGGCTACTATCTCTTTGGCAGGGGAGCTAGGCCACAGAATACATCATCTTCAGATCAGATGTATCTACAGGGTCTCTCAGCAACTGGTACTACTACTATGAAGATTCCATTCTATGCCAATGACTCAGAACCTGGTTCTCGAATAGAATGTACTACTGGAGATAAAGTAGCTGTATATACTAAATCAGGTGCTACCTGGATATCAGAGGGGTCATTTATAGTACCAAGTGCAGGAGGAACAGTATCAATCTAAAAACATTATACATTATGGAAAATAAAGTTCTTAAATTAGGGGGGGGGAGATCTACCCAAGATGTATATGCAGAAATAAGACAGGGAAACTCTGAGAGATGGACAATACAATCTCAAAAGCGTAAGTATGTAAATGGCAAATTGTCCGGGGTTATTGAAGTTGGTTATTCTGCTAGCATCAATACCCCGGACTATGTTCTGGAGGAAGACAAAAGTAACAATGAGATTCAGATTACTGCACAAAATGACGGTACTTCTGGGCTTTGTGTACTTACACAAAATGAATCTGGTAATAAAATAAATCTACACCTTACTACTCCCGAAGAAAAGGAATACTGGGAAATACGTTTTAATCCTATAACCATCAATGGAATAGACACAAGTGCTTTTTTTGCTGCTACTACCAATATTAGTGGCGAAGGTGGATCTATGGCTGAGGGTACCCTAAATAAGAATTGGATAGTAAATCAAAATAGATATGCTATTAATGTCTATATTGCTAACCTGTACCCGGGAAATATCGAAATGTTGTCTTGGTCCTGCCTTGATAAGGATGGTAATGCTTTTAGTCCTAGCTACAATTTACCAAGTAATTCATACTTTACAACAAAAACAACTGGATTGGGTTCCTATACTCTTACAAAAGTTTCAACTCCCTCTGCTAGCAGTGATACTCCTATACTCTCCAGTAGGTTTAACCCCACTAAAAAATATCCATTAGATTTGAATTTTTATTGGGTAGCTCCAACTTAATACCTGTATTAAGATAATATCCCAATTATAAAAGCAATTACCCAGAATATAAGAGCCAGTGTATATGCAACAGAATATCTATGCCATGGATACCAGCAGGTAATATAAGAATCTACTTTTAGTATTTCTGGATGTTCTTCCTCGTATTTTTTATCCTCTTCTCTAGAATCATATTTATACAATATGAAGAAAGGTAAGAATACGAGGAAGATTATTAAAGCAACTGGGAACAAGAGTAGGAGAAGAATCTCCCACCCTTGCATTGATGTCCCAGCATAATTACCATCTCTGTCAAAAAAATATCTCATAGTAATTTGTATTTTATGTATCTGATTAATAGATAAATCGGAAATAGAGGTAATACTATCCATACCGAGATGAATAAAACGAGAGAGTGTATTTTGTGAGTATAGGGTAAATAATCCAAACAAACCCTTACAAAAAATACAGTGAACGGTAAGCATACCAAATAAATTATTGCTAATACAGTAGTCATTGTTCTTTGAAGTATTTGTTAATAATCTTGGTAAGCTTCTTATCAAATTCAATCATCATATCGAAAGCTTTCGAATCTTTCATACTTCTCATCCCTTTATCAAGTAATTCTATGTTTCTCTTAATTGAGAAATAGGCCTTATATGCAAGGAATACTCTTTCATTTTCTTCCGTAATAGGAAGAACTTCCCCCTTTTGCCCATCCAATCTTTGATATGTATTATCTGGACCGAGAGTTCTTGCAACTTTTACCCGGTTACTAAGCATTGCAAATCCACCTTTCTTATCAATAGATTCTACTGTTACTTTCTCTGTGATGGGTCTTCCTGATAATACGAAGATAACTTCATCACCTTCTTTGAGCTTTTTGATTTCTTTCTTTTCTTTTTTCATATCTATTTTATTTAGAAATTTTCTTTATGCAAATATACGAAATTATTCTTTATTTATTGCATTATCTATTTTATTTTTTATAAATTCATAGGCATTGCCCCGGTAATCCTCTAGCATTTTGTATTCCTGTGGAGATAGAAATATTCCGTTTACTTTAAAAGCATCTCTTAGATGCTCCGGTATAGTGCCTTGGTGAGTGATGTTATTATAACGGATGATGAAAAGTTTCTCTTGGTCTTCATCAATAACTCCAAGAGTGTTGACTGGTTGGAGTTTAGTTTGGTAAATCCCTCCAAAAGCAGAAGGTACCATTAAAATACTTCCCGGTACTCTCGTTATCCAATGAGAATAATCGGGAGTAATTACGGCAATTTTCTTCTCTTTTTCAAGCTCTTTGTCATAATCTAATCGATTAAACCAAAAAGCACATTGAAAACAAACTTGTTTTCTTGCCATAAGTTGAGGAATTTCTCTAGTTTCATCGAATTCCTCTAAATTAATTGGTTTGCCACATATCTGGCATTCATTTTTCTTGCCCATATTGCATTATTTTATAAGTTATATATGATAATAGAACCTCGAAACATCCTAAAAATGGGTTATAAGCAATACTTTCGTTACTAATATTGAACCATTAAAACTGATAAGTTATGGATAAACTAACAAATGAGATGATTAAAGACCTTGCTACTCGCTTAGGTCTAGAACCTGCTCTATTGAAAGCTGTTCAATTGGTAGAAGCCGCAGGTAGAGATGGATTTTTAGCTGATGGTAGACCTCAAATTCTCTTCGAGGGTCACATTATGTACAAAGAAGTACATAAGAAATTCCCTGACAGAGATTTAGCTTACCTTTGTAAGAGATATTCTACGATTTTCTTCCCTAAATGGGATAAATCGAAGTACTTGGGAGGTGTACACGAGTACAAAAGACTCGAATTAGCCAAAGAAATTGACGAAGAATGTGCATTGAAGTCTGCAAGTTGGGGTATGTTCCAGATTTGTGGGTTCAATCACAACCTCTGTGAATGTAAAGATGTCTTCGAATTCGTTCATAAGATGTCAGAATCTCATGCAAATCAACTAGAACTCATGTATTATTTCATGAAAAACTCTGGTTGTTTGAGTAATCTCAAAGAAAAGGACTGGGCTGGCTTTGCCAAGAAGTATAATGGTCCCGGGTATGCCCAGAATGCCTACGACCAAAAACTAAGAAATGCTTACGAAAACTTCAAAGATAAATTATGAAAAGATGTCATTTTAACAGCTGGGTAGCAAAAGTATTTCTTTTCCCCAGTTACAAAGCAATTACTCTGGTGTATAATTCATTCTTTAAACACAAAGTAGAAGAGTGTAAACCTGATGATATCAATCATGAATGTATTCATCAGATACAACAGATTGAATGTAGTATAGTGGGTTTAGTACTCGGTATCATACTCTGGTTATCATTTGGTATGTCCTTTTGGTGGGTAGTGGCTCTGACTTTTGGATTCTTCTACCTTTGGTATGTTATCGAATATATAATCATCATGTGCTTTGCCAAGTGGAATAAACAGAATGAAAAATATCATGATGTAAGTTTCGAAGAAGAAGCCCACAATAATGATAAGAATCTGAGTTATTTGGAAGACCGTAAGCCATTTGCTTGGATTAAGTACATTAAATTGAGAAGCTACAAGAAATGAAAAAATTAAAAGTATTAGGGGTGTCTGCTGGTGCAGGCATCCTTTTGTTCCCTTTTAGAAAGAATTTGATAGCTAATATAGAAACTCGAGGAGTATTTTATACTAAAGGCTTAGAGCAGTGGAAATTGAACTTTGGTGGTATACCATATTATAAAGATGAAACCTTCCCAGATTGTAAGCCAGACATCATACTTTCAAGTCCAGACTGTGGAGCATCTTCTATTATGAGGCTTTCAAAAGTAAAAGAATTGGGCAATCCCCAAGAGAATAAATCCCTGAATCTAGTAATTCAATCAATCTTACATTATAAACCTAAGATATTTCTTATTGAAAACTTACCTCGTTTGCTATCTTTGCTCCCAAAAGAATATCTTCAAAAAACTCTTGAAGACTATAAACTTATTTTTCACGAAAGAAGCGTTTCTGACTACGGTAACTCACAGTTATCACGAAAGAGATTACTTATCATTGGAGTACATAAAAAGACTGGTAAGAAATACTTGAATGCTTTTGATGAAGTATTTCAAGTAAAAACTCCAACAACTACTAGAAATCTACTTAAACCACTCACATTCTCTCAGGAAAATAATACTAACCAGATTCCGTTTATGAGTAAAACTCTGGCAATGTATGATTATCGAAAGCTTCCAGAGAAGAAGAATCTCACAGTAGCAAAGATACATAGGCTCTGGGTTAGGGATTTCAAGAATGAAAAGAAGTGGCCTATCAAAACTGCAAAGATGAGTACTCTTCCAGGAGTGTATAGATTGGAGTATGATAAACCTCCCTTAACTCTCAGACCTGCAGATAGGCAATTCAGACCCGATGGTTATCCTTTGGGAATCGAAGACTTCAAGGCAATTATGGGATTCCCAGATAAATTCAAAGTTTACCTTCACAAGAATGGTGATACCTTCGAAGGTGATTTTAAGGATTACCATTATTGGCTTAACAAGGCAAGATATACAATTGCCAAAGGGGCAGTAGGTGAAATAGGTTATTGGTTTAAGGAATGCCTCAAAAAGGCAAATACCCAAGAACCGTGAGTTTCAGCTTTATATATAAAGTCTTATATATAAGTTTCTGGGGTGCCTTGAAATATATAGATATATAATATACTACGTATATATATCTATATATTTATCTGCGTATATATAGCTATTCATATATCATATCGTAAGTAGTATATTTGGATATTATCTCACTTCGTTCGATAAAGGTAATCGCTAAGCGATTACCGAATAGATAGTATCATTAAAGCGTGCGAACTTCCTAAAATTTTTGAACATGAAGAATTTAAAAAGGGCCTTGTTTATTGTACTTCTAGGATTTACTATTTACCTTTGCTTCAGGAATTACAAACTTTCTCGAGAGGTTGATTCCCTGGAACTAGCGGTCAATGAAATCCCAGATACAGTATACACAGAGAAACCCTTCAAACCAGAGAAGAAGTACTCTGAAAAAATTGAACCAGGTAAAATCTTAGTTCATGATAATAAGCAGCCAACTCTCTTTCCTGATTCCATACTAAGGCAGCCAGTTATCAGTAACCAAGATTCCCTGGTTCAAATTGTTTTGAAGAAAGATAAGTTGAACTTAAGTCTGTTCAATAAGGAGACTAACACTTATTCAACTAGACTATTCCCAATCGATTTAGATAAGTACAACTACAACTGGTATGAAGGTCAATTAACTCGAAAGAAAGTTGCAAGGTTATCACTTAAGCCTTATGTTTACGGCAAATATAGACCTTTCAATAATCTCTTCGATATGGGAGCTGGTCTTTCAATCAAGACTAAGAGATTTAATTACAAATTCGGAGTCAATACCTTTTACTATCCGAAGATAAAATCTGGTATAGGTACTGACATCGAATTTCAAATAACGTATAACTTTTAAGTAATGGCAAAGACTATCTCAGAAACTAGAACTACATTAACTCGGGAAGAGCTATCAAACCTATCCCGAGTTTCTAGTGATGTTTTCTTTTTTAGCCTTTTTTGCTATGTGATACATCCAGTAAGAGGAAAGGTAAGATTCGATTTATACCCATTTCAAAAATCGGTTCTCTACAACTTCATTGCCCAACGATTCAATATCATCCTTAAGTTTCGTCAGGCAGGGATTACAGAACTTATTTCTATGTACTGTCTTTGGTTGGCGATGTACCATCCCAACAAAAAGATAAACATCATCTCTATCAAAGACACAACCGCTAAGAAGGTGCTTAAGAAGATTAAGTTTATGTACAAAAATCTTCCATGGTATCTTCAAACTCCCATAATCAACGGTAGAGCTGGAGAATATGGTTCTGCTTCCATGATAGAATTTGATAATGGGTCATTTATCGAATCTATTCCGACATCATCCGAAGCCGGTCGTTCGGAATCCCTTTCTCTTCTGGTAATTGACGAGGCAGCAGTAGTAAGATGGGCTGCTCAAATTTGGGCTGCTGCATTTCCTACTCTTTCCACTGGTGGAGCTGCCATAGTCAATTCCACTCCTTATGGAGTTGGTAATTTCTATCACTCAACTTGGGTAGATGCCATTGCAGGAGGTAATCCATTTAACCCAATTCGATTATACTGGCAAATGCACCCAGAACGAGATATTAACTGGTATAACCAAATGTCCTCTGCTCTGGGAGCAAAACGAACTGCACAAGAAATAGATGGTGACTTCTTATCATCTGGTAATACAGTCTTCGACTTAGCTGATATTAAGGCTATCGAAGACTGCCTTAGTGATTACCCGGTTATTAAGAAAAGATTTAATGGTCAATATCGACAGTTTTGTGAACCAGAACCAGACAAAGAATACTTTATTGGTGCAGACGTTTCAACTGGTAGAGCTTCTGACTACTCTTCATTTACTTGTATGGATAAGCAAGGAGAAGAACAAGTAGTATATAAGGGAAGAATGGCAGTGGGAGCTTATGCTAAGTTACTTGGTGATACTGGGAAGTTGTTTAACTGGGCAGTAATAGCTCCAGAATCCAATGACGTTGGTTTATCAGTAACTTCTAAGCTTCAAGACGAAGGCTACCCTAACCTTTACTACTACCAGAAGATGCTAAAGAAAAAAGGTAAAAGTAGACCTGAAATGGATAAATCCCCTGGTTGGTTAACCACCCAAAAGAATCGTTCAGTGATAATAGAGAACTTGGAAGAAGATATTCGATTAGATCATGTAATCATTAAGGACCCATTCTTTGTACAAGAAGCTTATACCTTCATTTATGATGGTTTAGGTAGACCTGTTGCAATGGGTAAACATAGGGCTAACAATTCAGCTGTAGATGTAGACCTTGAAGGAGACGTATATGCCGATGATGATATCTTTGGAAAAGCAATATGTAATCACATAAGGAAAGGAAAAACTAACGTAATCGTACAACCAAGATGAAAAAGTACTTCAATTTTAGTTGGGGTTGGGGACGTAAGAAGGACCCTCCCAAGAATGGTACATCCTCTAATAAAGAGGAGAAGCCTGCCACATCAATTTCACCTGGTAGGGTTTCAGTTGACGATGATAGTGATAACTTAATTACATCATTACAAGGGTTGACTAAATTAGTTGAACCCTCTTTTCGTGTTGATGTGATACCTTTAATTCGGGATTTATATAAGGTAAATCCCGATATGGGCATTGCATTACAAGATATGTTTAAGTTAGCTAACACCAGTCATACAGTAACTTTCCCTAATAACACCGATGAAGAGGCTTCAAAGATGAGGGAACATCTTAAGAAAGCCACCAAGGGATGGACCAGATATACTGCTGGTATAGATGGTTTAGTTAACAAAATGATTGTTCAACTTCTTGTAAGTGGGGCAATATCAGTAGAAGGAGTACCAAATGATAAGCTTGATGGTTTGGCTACTGTATTATTTCTTAAGCCAGAACACATCAAGTTTAAACGTGAATTAAATGGGGTGTATTCTCCTTACCAAAAGAATATGAATTTCTTTGTTAAGCAACAAGATTATATTAAGCTTAACCCAGAAACTTATTTCTATGTTGGTATGTTCAATGATACCGATGAACCTTATGGAGTTCCTCCATTTATGCCTGCATTGGATTCTCTCAAAGGACAAAATGATATGAAGATTAACTTCAAACATATCATGGAGATTTGTGGTATGGTTGGTTTCTTAGAAGCTAAGATGCAGAAATCTCCACAAAGGCCAAATGAGAGTATCAAATCTTATGAATCCAGATTATACCATGAACTCAATATCCTCAAACGTAATGTTAAAGAGGGTATGAAGGATGGAGTAGTTGCTGGTTACATAGATGACCATGAATTCAAACTTAACTCTACTACTAAGGAACTCGGTAATATCGAGAAGCCTTGGAATATGAACCAACAATCTGTAGCAAATGGGTTGGGAGTTAATGGCTCTATCATTGGGGTATCATCTACTACGGGTGAAGGTGCAACGGGTATAATGCTGTCTAAGATGATTAGCCAGTTAAAAAATATCCAAATGCTTGTAGCTTATGTATTGGACCGACTTTATTCTCTAGAACTGCGTCTGGCAGGCTTTAATAATAAGGGAATGAAGATTGATTGGGGAACTTCTACAGTTTCTGATGAAGTTAAAATCCAACAAGGTCTTCAGTATAAGATACAGAACCTTGACTTATTGTATAAGGCAGGTATCATTAGCCAAGAGCAATATGCTTGGGCAATGGGTTATGATTCACCAGATGAAAAGGAACCAAGAGTTTCACTTGAGGACCAATTTGCTAAGGGTGGTAATATAGACCCACAAGAGGGTACCAAGAAGAAACAAAGGCAGGATGATAAAAACCAATCTGCTCGTAGGTCAAGAGATAAGACAAACCCGGCTCCTTCTCGAGGAGACCAAAATACTAAAGCAAGATGAGTAAATTCACAAAGAAAAACAAAGAGCATCTTGATTCTATGGTGATAGGTCAAGGCCATACCATTATGGCTGGGTATATCCCAGAAGCAGTGGGAGCCAAGGCTTTCTCAGAGAATTATTACAAATGGAAAAACCCTACACCGGATTCCATTGCTCAATTTGGATTTTGGGGAGGGGATATAGATTATAATACTTATTATCCCAACCTGGACAAATCGGAATTAACTCCTAAGGACGAAGAGTTTATCGAACCTATGTTCCGATTACTTTCGGAAACAATCGTATCGAAAAATTGGAATCCTACAGACTTCGGTCAAAATGGAGTACTAAAGGCTTCTATGAAGATGCTGCTTGGTCAAACAGTAAACTGTGACCATGAAACAAACATTGGTAATGCTATTGGAGCTGTATCACAAGTAATGTGGCAGGAATCTTATAAAGACGGTAGCTTTACTATACCAGCAGGTATCAACGGTATTCTGAAGATTGATGGTAAGGCAAATCCAAGAATTGCTCGAGGAATTCTTATGGAGCCACCCTCAATTCATAGTAATTCGGTTACTGTACAATTTAAGTGGGATAAATCCCATCCCCAAATGGAAGATAACGAATTTTATCAGAAACTGGGTACTTATGACTCTAAGGGAGTTATGGTACGTAGAATTGTTACTGAAATTGTTCGTTACCTTGAGACCTCACTAGTTTCACATGGTGCTGATTCATTTGCCCAGAAAATTGGTTCGGATGGTAAAATCATTAACCCAACCTTTGCCAAAAGAACTTGGGCATCTTATGAAGAATACAGAGATGATAAATCGAAGCAATACTTCTTTACTGATTATAAATCAGATTTAACATCATATCAAGAAAAGAACGATACTCAGGGTTCTTTTAATGATAATGATAATGATGCCAATGATAATCATTCAAATAAAGATAACATGAACGAATTACAAAAATTTCTTGAAATCCTTTTTGGGGATAACATGCTTACCCTGGAAGAAGGTAAAGAGATGAATCAGGAAAATGTAATTGCCTGCATTCAGACTTTGGTATCATCCAGAAACACTTTGCAAACTTCAGTAGATAATCTTACCACAGAGAAAACTTCTCTTACGGAACAGATTACCAACTTGAATGCCGAAGTAGCTAACTTGAAGGAAATGGCAACTGTAGGAAAGAATCACATTGCTTCTCTCCGTGAAAATGCCGTAGAAACCTACAAGAAGTTAATGGGTGATAAGGTAGATGAGACAATCGTTACGATGCTCAATGCCGAGACTACTGGTATTACTACTCTTATTTCCTTGACCAAGGATTACCAAGCTCGCTTGGAAGAGAAGTTCCCTCTCACTTGCTCAAAATGTGGTTCTAAGGACGTCAACCGTGCTTCCTCAATTGCTGAGGATGATACCGAGGGTAAAACTGGAACCCAGGGTACTGATACCCAACGGAATTCAGAATCTCCGAGTACTAAGAATGTAATCGATAACTTGTATCGAAACAAAATCAAATAACTAATATAAATAATCCGCGTTATGGAAAAAACTAAAATCGTAAACGACCCTCAGCAACTTACTCTCTTTGGGGAAAGAACCCCGAGAGCGGTGATTTACAAAAGTGAGTCACACAAATTGCACCAGGCTTTCAATGTTAAAGCTGGAGAGAAAATCGTACAGGGTATGCCAGTGGCTTTGAATGAAGAAGGTTTGATTTACCCTTGCACTGATACAGCTACTCAAGTTTATTTGGGTGTAGCAGTAACGGATAACGTTAACCCTGCTTATCAACCTCAAAGAAATTTCCCGGTAGAGGTAACAGTAGCTATGGAAGGTTACATGATTTGTAACTGGGTATCAAACGAAAATATCGAAGCTGGCTATGTAACTCCCGATGGAGAATTGCTTAACGATAGATTCGTAAAAGCTAACCAAGCAACTTCAACCCAGTTCATTGCCCTTAATCCAGCAGAAGAGGCAAATGAGGTAATTCAAGTACTCATCAAATAAGAGAAAAGAAGTTATGGAAAATAAAATAGATATTACAAAGTTGAAGGCTCAGGATTTTATGAATGAGCTGCCGGAAATGGTAAGAAGCTTGGAAGCTGTTCGTTCCGGTTCACAGGACAAGAAGCCTGTAGAGGTAACTTTTGGAGAATTGGTTACCGGTAAATGGGGTATTTCAGAAGATGAACTTTTTGAAAAGATGGGCATCAATCCAAAAGTGGACACGATGCAGAACATCTTTACAATGCCTCAACAGAATGTTCGTTGGATTGTTCCGGAAATCATCCGTGCTGCTATCACATTGGGTATGCGCCAGGCTCCGTTCTATCCGAACATCATTGCATCTGATCAACCCATCAATGGTTTGCAAGCAATCATGCCGATGGTTAACATGTCGGATGCTGCCCCTGCAAAGGTTAATGAGGCAGAAACTATCCCATTGGGTGATGTTAGCTTCGGACAGAAATCAGTTAGCCTCTTCAAAATTGGGAAGGGTTTCAAACTTACTGACGAAGTTCGTAACTATGTTTCACTCGATGTCTTGGGAATCTACCTTCGTGATTTTGGTGTTCAGTTGGGTTATGCTCTGGATACTTTGGCTATGGACGTTGCTATCAATGGTAACAACCCTGATGGCTCTGAGTCTGCCCCGGTAATCGGTGTATACGAAACAACTAACGGTATCACTTACAAAGACCTTCTGCATATTTGGGTACGTGCTGCTCGTATGGGACGTAACTTCCAAACTATGATTGGTGGTGAAGACCAGGCAATCGAAATGCTGAACTTGCCGGAATTCAAGGATCGTCACTCTGGTACTACAGAAGCTACTCTGAATGTTAAGTCTCCTGTTCCCAAGAATGCTGATTTCTACATTCACCCGGGTACACCAGACCAACAGTTGCTGTTGATTGATACATCTGCTGCCTTGATTAAGCTTACTGCTCGTCAGTTGATGCTTGAATCTGAAAGAATCGTTTCTAACCAGACTCAGGCAATCTATGCAAGCTTGACTACTGGCTTCTCTAAGATGTACCAGGATGCAATTCTGTTGCTGGCTGCTGACAAGAAGTTCTCAGACCGCGGCTTCCCCGAGTTCATGAACGTAGACCCATATTTGATGGTTAACCTAGAATAATAAGGGACGCCCGGTTTCATCTATATAAATTCCCTGAGAGGGTAGGTAACTAAAAAGACCTATCCTCTCTTTAATCATTAATCATTTTTAAATCTTAGGAAATATGGCTAAAGATAAATATACAGTAACTGTGGGACCAAGAGCTTACAGTTTTCATGACCAATCAACTGGTATTACCGTTTGTAGAGGAGAAGACAAGGAACTCTCTCGTCGTCAATTCCGTGCACCAAAGATTCAGAAGGCAATTGCCTCTGGCCATCTGATTATCATTGCTGATAAATCAGAAATCGAAAAGTATTCAGAGGCCGACATCGAAAAGTTGGATAAGAGACTGAATGCTCAGTTCAAGAAAGGCATGACTCTTGAAAAACTTGCAAAGGGCTATTCCCTGGAAGAACTGAAACTGGTAGCAGGTCTTCATGAAATAGTTGCCGAGAAAGATGATACAGTAGAAACACTTATTCAGGCTTTGCTGGAAGAATTCGAATCCTCTTCTAAAGGGTAATATATGAAAATTACATAAGACAGACTAATATGAATAACAATCTGGACTTTTTGTACGTTACGTCAGGTCTGGAAGTTTCATTCAGAGTCATATCCAAAGTCCCGGCCAAATCCATTTTTGACTGGGACTTTGGCGATGATAAGGGAGAGGTTTTCAATGGTGGAAGACATGTTTCCTATTCTTATGAAACTCCCGGTTTCTATACAGTAACCCTACATGTAACCAACTCTAATGGTTTAGATATCACCGTAGATAAGACTCTGGTAGTTTGTGATTATGGTCATACGGCATTAGCCGATACAATATATAACTTAATCGACCACTATATTCCTTCAGAGATATCAGAGGGAATGACCAGGGAAGATAAATCTATCTACATCACCAAATGGCAATATTATATTGGTCCTCTAGTAAATCACCAAATTCCTGAAGATAAGTATACTGATGAATTATGGTATGAAGCACTAGAAAACCAATTAATAATGGAATTGGCAGCATGGGATTTTCTCAATGTGAAGATACTTAATCTATTAACGAGTACTTCAGAATACTTAAGTCAATTAACCTCTACCAAAGAACAAACTGGTGATGGTACTTCTAAACCCGAACTTGCCCGAGGTGATAGGATAAAACAAATCACTACTGGGCCTACTGAAGTGCAATATTATGATACCTTGGCAGATGCTACAAGTTCCCTATGGAAAACACTTTCTCAAGCAATGCAACCGGGTGGATTAATAGATGAATTAAGAAAGAACCTTTGTATGTTAGCTTCACGATTGGAAATCTACTTACCATTCTGTGATGAAGTATTTAGAACCGTAGTCCCAAAAGTAGTTAACAGAAGGCAACCTGGAGTATTAGATGGACCCAACCCAAGTGCTCCAGTAAAAGGTGGTAAGAAATCAATCTTAACTAAGTTATGACAAAAGAACCCTGGAGAATGGTAAAGAACCGCTCTTGGGATAGATACAAGAAAATTATCACTGACTTCTTAGATTGGGATGCTGGTAGGCAATCCATAACCTGGGCCAAACATGTTAATCAGCTTCTCAGTCATGCCGAAGACAGTATACCTAAATATTATAACATCCAAATCGAGGCATTATGTTACTACAATGCTTTCAGAAACTGGCCTATCAATAAGGCAACTATTTCAGGAGAATTGGATGATGAAAACTTATCAATACTAATTTCTAAATCTTATATAGAACAAATCGGTTATCTTACACCGGAAGGTTATTGGGATTTTAATTGGGAACAAGATAGGTTTGTAATTAATGGTATAACGTATAAGCCTTCTGGAGATACTCAGACTGCTCAGGCAAAGGATGAGGCTTTAGTTTTCATGATTATCCTAAAGAGAGACCGAGATACCAAAGTTGAATTTGTAGAATAAAAATAAAGTATATGGCAAAGATGTTAGTACTGAGGTGGACACCAATTACTACAAACAGTGGAATTTGGTTTGATAGTAATCTGGTTATCCTCAATGGTACCTCTGGAGTTCATATTGAAATGAAAGGTAATGGCAATGATGTAACGGCATTTCAATCGATGACCGGAAACAAATTTGTCACCTGCTTTCAAGATTACTTCGGGGATATCTGGGATAAAATAATACCTCATCCTGGTATAGGCCAGGTAATAAAGTTCCGTGTAAATAGGCTTCCTGATTATGCTTGCATACGGGGAGATATTGAGGACGGTGGAGATGTAGACCCCGAAAATCCGGATGTACCAATGAATGCCTTCTGTGGTTCAGAGGGAGAACCATTCAGGGATATCGATTCTGAATTCTTACTGGGTCGTCAACGTGCAGTAATTAATCCTTAAATTTTATAAAATATGTATGTAAGTAAGTATTATACCTGCGAAGAAATAGACCAGCGGTTATTACAGGGTTACTATGATGACTTTGTTAAAGCTGGCTTTGGAGGAACTATAAATGAGTTCTGGGCCTTCGTACTTTCTATCAAGAATAAGGTAGATAAGAAAGAAGGATACGACTTATCGAAAAATGATTTTACCGATGAGTTGAAGGCTAAACTTGATGGCATCGAAGAACATGCAAATTATATCACTAAAGTTTCTCAGCTTGAGAATGATTTGAAATATCAAACCGAGGAAGAAGTTAAACAGATGATTAGTGATTTGGTTGATGGTGCTGATGATGCCCTTGATACTCTTAAAGAGTTGGCAGAAGCATTGGGCAATGACCCCAACTTTGCAACTACTATCACTAATAAATTAACCGACCTTCGTACTGCTTTAACCGAAGAGGTTAATCGTGCTAAGGAAGCCGAAGCTGCTCTGGGTGCTGCAGTAGCTGCAGTTCAGGATAACCTAGAATATGGGTTAGACCAAATCAATAAGAAGATTGATACCGTTAAGGCAGACTTAAAAGCTGAAATCGACCGAGTTGAGAAGAAGGTAGATAAGAATGCTGAAGACATCAAAGACCTTGAAGATAAGGTAAATCAAGATAATGGTGAACTTGAGAAAGAACTCAAGGACCTTATTCAAAAGGAAAAAGATGAACGTATCGCTGCCGATAATGAGATTAAGGAAAGTGTAAATAACCTTAAGACTCTCCATATCAATGATAAGGCTGCACTCGAGGCAAAGATTGCTGAAGAAACTGCAAATCGTACCAATGCAGATACCGTACTGGATTCTAAGATTAACGAGGAAATCACTAATCGTCAGGCTGATACTTTAGCTCTTCAAGGTAAAATTGACCAAGAGAAGGTAGACCGTCATTCTGAGGACCAAGCTCTTCATAATGAAATCTCTAAAGAGGTAACAGACCGTACTAATGCAGACAATGCTCTTCAAGGTAAAATTGACCAAGAAGCTCAAGCACGTACTGCTGCAGACCAGGTATTACAGAACAATATAGATTCAGAGGCTACCACTCGTGCTGCTCAGGATTTAATTCTTGAACACAAAATTGACGATGTAAAAGAGCAGGGTGTAGAAGACAAAGAACAATTGCTCAATGCTATTGCTGTAGAGGCTGCTGCTAGAGAAAAAGGAGATAAAGACCTTGATACTAAGAAGGTAGATAAACGTGAAGGTTATTCTTTGACCAAGAATGACTTTACTGATATCCTCAAAGCTAAGCTTGATGGAATTGAAGAGAAGGCAAACTATATTACCCATCTCTCCCAGCTTATCAATGATGCCGGTTTCCAAACTGAAGAAGAAGTAAATGCTGCTATCCAAAAGATTATCGGTTCTGCACCAGAGGTACTTGATACTCTTAAGGAAATTGCCGATGCCCTTGGAAATGACCCCAACTTTGCAACTACTATCACTAGGAAGTTGGCTGCAATCACAGAACAGGTTAACCAAGAAATCGAAGACCGTATTGCAGGAGATGAGGCAAACAGTGCTGAGGTAGCTGCTGAAGTTCAAGCCCGTAAGGATGCTGACACTGCTCTCGAAACTAAACTGAAAGAATATGTAGACAATAAGTCTGCTACTGGTGATGCTGCTATTGGAGTTGTAAGAGATAACCTTAACAAGGAAATCCAAGACCGTAAAGATGCCGATGCCACAATTCAGGCTAACTTGGATAAAGAGATTGCCGAAAGAAAGACTGCTGATGAAGCATATACTCAAAGTTTGGCTAATGTTAACCAGCGTATCTCAGACTTGGCTTTGAGTATGCAAGAGTCTATCAATACCTTGCGTAATGAGCTTACCGAGCAGGTAAATGCCAATACTACGGCAATCGCTACTAACCAACATAATATCGAAAGAAATTCAGAGGCAATCACAAATTTAACTAAGACTGTAGGGGATAACTACAAGGAAGTTAAGGATATGATTAACGAGGAAATCGTTGACCGTACCAATGCAGATAGTGCCTTGAGTTCTCGTATCGATACCCTTAATATCGACCTTAACACTGAAAGAGTAGAAAGGACTGCTGCTGACCAGGTTCTCCAAGTAAACCTTGATAAAGAAGTAGCAGACCGTACTGCAGCTGATAAAGCCTTGAGTACTGAGTTCACTGCTAAGTTGGATAATACTAAGCAGGCTTTGGAATCCGAGGTGGCTAATCTTAACACTAAGCTTGAACAAGAAAAGGAAAATCGTATTGCCGGTGATAATGCTTTGGGAGTTCGTATTGATTCTCTAGAGGCAGGTAATACCGATGCTATGAATGAATTAAAAGCAAAGGTAAATGCTAATACTACTGCTATTAATGCAGAGAAAGACCGAGCAATTGCCAAAGAGACTTCTCTTGAGGCCAAGATTGATACCAACCTTCAGAACCATAAAGATGATATGGCGGGTATCAACCAAAATATACTTACCGAAAAGAATGACCGCTTAGCTGGTGATACTGAGTTGCAGAATAATATCGATAAGGAAGCTACAGAACGTGCTAACCAAGATACCCTTATTAATAATGCTATTGCTCAGGAAAAAGCAGATCGAATTGCTGCTGACCAGGCAATGGATGGAAAGAAGGTAGATAAGGTAGACGGTAAAGTACTTTCTTCAAATGACTTCACTGACTTGCTATATGCCAAGTTGGATGGCATCGAAGAACATGCAAATTACATCACTAAGGTATCTGAGTTATTAAACGATTCAGATTTCCAGAGTGCTGAACAAGTAGAGGCAGCTATCCAAAAGATTATTGGCTCTGCTCCAGAGGTACTTGATACTTTGGCCGAGATTGCTAAGGCTCTCGGTGATGATCCCAACTTTGCAGCAACTATGACTGCTAAGCTTACTGAGTTGGAGAATAAGCTTGAAGCTGAAAAGAATCTGCGTGAACAAGGAGATAATACTCTGCAACAGACTTTCACTAACTTAAGTAATACTCTTACTACTACGGTAAATGAGTTGAGAACTTTCGTAACTGAAACTCGTACGGAGCTGTTAACTTCCTTGAATGCTACCAATGCTCTGGTAACTCAGAATGCTGCTAATATTCAACGTAATCTGGAATTGATTCAGGGTATTCAGGATAACATTAATGGTAACTATACTGCCATTACCGATTTGCTGAATAATGAAATCGCTGCTCGTAAGGCTGAGGATATTCGATTAGAAGCAAAGATTGACCAGAATACTTCTGACTTAAATACAGAGAGAGAGGAAAGAAAGGCCGCAGATAAAGTTCTCCAGGATAACATCGATGCAGAAGAAGCTGCCCGTATTGCTGCCGATACAGCTTTGGGTAAACGTATCGATAAAGAAATTCAGGACAGAACCGATGCTGATACTGCCTTAGATAATAAATTCACTAACATTACCGATGACCATGAAGAAAGACTGGTAGCTGAAGAAGGTACTTCTGATGCTTTGCCTGATACCATGGTTACCGATGTTAGTGCTGTAACCCGAACAGGTACTCAGCTTTCTTTCAAAGTAAAGACTTCAACCAAGGATAAGGCAAATAACCAATATGGTGAAGAAGTAGAAGCTACCAAGAATTTACTCCCGGTAACTCAAACTCTTGCTGGAGTTATGTCTGCTGCAGACAAGGTTAAGTTAGATGGGTTAGACCCAAATTCTTTAACTGATCTCTCTGCAGCTTCTGATGCTAATAAGGTAACAGTAACCGTAACTAAGGATAACGGTTTGAATGCTGATACTACCGAAACTTTCGATTTGCCTCAGGTATCGGCTACTAAGGCTGGTACGATGACTGCTAAGGATAAGGTTGAGTTAGATAGAATCTCTACGGCTAACTTTGCTCTTGGTGCAGTAACTCCCAATGAAACTACTGTTGGCATAGCTGCTACTAAGACCGTAGTTGAAGATGGTACAGTAGAACAGAATCCTATTACATTGCCTGCCTCTACTGCAGAGAAAGCTGGTGTACAAACTGCAGCAGATAAGAAGCTGTTTGATTCTATACCAGATAATATTATTATCTTATCTGGTGATAAACCAGTTGAGGTAGGTCAACAAAGTAGTAATGTTACTTTAACTCATAATTTCTCTTCTAAAAAAGAAGAGGGTATTTATACTCATGAGCCTGAAGATTATAAGACTACTTATATCCCAGCAGCTACTACAGAGAAAGCCGGTGTAATGACCGCTCAAGATAAGGTTAATCTGGATGAGACATTACCCAATGCTATTGCTCAAGAGGTTCAGGACCGTAAAGATGCTATCGAAGCTTTGGACGGTAAATCAGAAGCCGCTCTTGCTCAAGAAGTAGCTGATAGAAAAGCTGCAGATACTGCTTTAGATACCAAGTTTACTAAAGCTGTAAACGATGAAGCAACTGCTCGTACTTCTGCTGATACTGCATTGGGTGCAAGGATTGATAAAGAGATTGCTGATAGAACTGAGGCAGACACTGCCCTTGATAATAAACTGCAGAATAACATTAACACTCTAGAAGCTAAGCATGATGCCTTTGTAGCAACTAAGGGTAAGGCTGATGGCTTTGCTCCATTGGATGGGAATGGGTTAGTACCTGCTAACCATTTGCCTTCATATGTAGATGATGTACTTGAAGTATATGCTACCTATGATGTAAGCCCCACTGGAGGTCTTACTAATGTTCAATTGTATACGGATGCAGGTCACCAAACTCCCGTAGTTGGAGAATCTGGTAAGATTTATATAAATGTTGCCGATGGTGAACCTCCATACCAATTCCGTTGGTCAGGTACTAAATTCGTAGACAGTAATACTTCGTCTCTTATCATTGGGGAAATTGCAGGTACTGCTTTCGAAGGTAGTAGAGGTAAGCATCTTGAGGATGTGGTATCTAGCATGCCTAAAAATTTAATTAGTAAGGTTTCAATAGCTAACAGAAATAAGCGTAATATTATTATCTTATGTAACTATTCTGCTACGGATGGTCAAGGGCATTACATTGATAAACCCGATGGGATGGTAATCCCTCTAACCCCAGCCACTACTCAAGAAGCTGGTCTGATGGATGCTGATAGTGTAATAAAGCTTAATCAAACCTTACCAGATGCTATTGAAGCTGAACAAGAGGCCCGTATTGCAAAAGATAATGCTCATGATAAGCTGATTAATAGTTTACCGAATGAAATAATGACGGTAATTAACTCTATTAATCCAGCTGCGGGTTATCTCATTCTAAAATATTTTAGATGGGTAAAGAATACTGAAGAAGGTTCATATGCTAGAGGTACTGATGTAGATGTTAATATCCCTGCAGCAACCAAAACTGCTGCTGGTGTAATGACTGCATCCGATAAGACTAACCTTGATAATACAGTACAAGGCCTGGCAAATGAGATTACCGATAGAACTAATGCTATCAATGCTCTTCGTACAGAACTAAAAACCTATATTGATAATCAAATCTCCGATACAGGTTCAGATGTAACTGCATTGGAAACTAAGGTAAATAACCATATTGCCAATAAATCTAATCCTCATGGAGTTACCAAATCCCAGGTTGGTTTGGGTAATGCTTCCAATACTTCGGATGCAAATAAGCCAGTATCTACTGCTCAGGCTGCTGCTATTGCCGATGCTAAGGCTGCAGGTACTGCTGCTCAAACTTCTATCAATAACCATGCAGGTAGAAAGGATAATCCTCATACAGTAACTAGAGCTCAATTGGGATTGGCAACTACTGACCAGGTAGTATTTGCTAAGACCACGGCTCCTTCTGGTTTCTTCAAAGAATCTTCAGATGTTCGACTCAAATCTAATGTTAAAGATTTGAATCATACTCTGGAACAGATTTGTCAGATACCAACTAAATCTTTTGAAATAGCTGGTAAAGAGGATGAAGGAACTATTGCTCAAAATCTGGAAGCATTGGGATTTGGCAAATATGTGGATGAGACTCCAGTAGAGAAATCTACTGTACCTAATCCAGAGGAATTCGAAACCTTGGAAATCAACGGAGAAGAATACGTACTCGTAAAACAAGTTAAATACCACAAGATGTCAACCTTGGCAATCGAAGGTGTTAAACTTCTCTATGATGAGATTAAGGCTTTGAAGGCCGAGATTCAAGAACTTAAAAATAAATAATCATGGGAGAGATAGCAACCTGGAGTGCTGTCAAAACTAAAGTAGGCCTTGGTAAGGATGGTAATGATTGTCCTACCAAGGCTGAATTGTTAGCACTCTCCTCGACAGGAACCGGGGAGAATTATGTGGGGTTGGAACTATCCAATGCCAGTTCCTATGGAAATAACGAAACAGTAAAGTTAGAAGATATTCATAAGGTAACTTATAAATATACTTTTACTACTAGATACAGTAGTGTAAGCTTTGATGCTTTGGGTAACCCAAGCTCTTCTAATCTGGGTTTTGGTTTTATTTCTACAAAACAGAAATATTGGGATGGAGTAGCTAATGGGTCTGAAATTACGGTAAATTATGTTATTAGTAATAAACCTGCCTGGGTAACTAATCATAGTAATCAAACATATCCTTGGACTGCTTCAGAGAATTTAGCATTAACCTCTCGGTCGGATTCTAATACTCTTGTTACACAGAGCGAATCTGGTAAAACTTTTAAATTAACCTTCACTCAAGCAGCGGCCTCTCAATCTTGGAGTTATGGTTGGAGTGTATCACCTACCTCTATGTCTTTTGGGGCTACAGGAGGTACTAAAACCTTTACCGTTACTTCTTACAAGCAAGAATTAAGAAATGGGCATAATTATGGTAACCAAATAGCTTTAACTTATACTAGAGCCAACTCTGGTAGCGTATCTGGAAGCGGTACTTCTGTAACTATGGGTAATAATACCTCTACCAGTACACGAAGCGGTACGGTAACCTTAACACAAGCTGAAACTAATAAGAAGGTAACCATTAGTTGTTCTCAATCTGCAGGTTATAGAACCTATAGTGAAATCACTGCAAGTGGAGGAAGTGTATCCGATATACCTGCAAGTGGAGGAAGTAGAAGTTCATTCTCAAGTATGCCAACTTATTCTCAGACTTGGGGATGGAATGGTTCTACAACTGGAGGTGGCACAATTACAAGCGGTGCTAGCATTAGTTATGGTACTGCAGTTAGTGCAGGTTCTTTGGGAACTACGGTTAAATCTAGAACCCGGGTAGGAGCCCTTACTGGTACCTTATCACTAAATGGTAAAACCAAATCTGTAAGTGTACCAGTATACCAGGCAGCAAACGAATTTACTGGGTATACCTATGGCTCTTGGAGTGTAAGCTTAACTGCAAGTTCTTATACTATCGGTAATACTGGAGGTAGTGTAACTTTGTACCCCAGTGCTAGTAGACCAAGATATGCGAATTATACTTCGGGTTCAAATACAAGGGATGGTTCTGATAGTGCTACCCCAAGTTTAAGTACCAATGGTACCTCAGGATTTAGCTTATCAGGTACTACTCTTAGGGCTTCTGAGAATACCAGTACAAGTAGTAGGTCTATCAGAGTTATTGCTTTTCATGGGGGTGCTTCTGATTATGTGGATATCACTCAGGGCGGTGCAAGTGTATCTTATAATTATTATTTTAATTGGGGGAGTGCTCCTGGAAGTCAGACTTCTAAATCTATTACTCATCCAGCTTTGGGAAAAACTGAAGAGGTTCCATTCATCTCTTATAAAAAGAAAGTGATAAATGGTACAGAAACCTCTGATATATATCCGGTAGGAGCAAGTCGAACTGTACCGAGTTGGACTACTATTAATATAGTAGATAATGGGCTCTCAGTTAAAACTCATGAGAACACTGCTGAATCCTCAAGGTCTGCTACAGTAACAGTAACTCAATCAGAATCAGGTAAGGAGATAACACTTACTATTAACCAGAGTGCTGCTACAATAACCTATGATTATGTATTTAGGATATCATAGGTTATATACAACACCAGTATTTATTATATGAGAGACCCTAAAAACTTAATTATTAATTTCCTAAAACCAATAAAATTATGGGAGTAGAAGTAAAAGGTGCCGGTGAAGGCGTAGTGATTGCAGATAGAGGCAGTGATTGTTGTAATAATCCTTCTGGTTGGGGCTCCGGATGGGGTGCCGTCGGGGGTGCATTGGTAGGTGGTGGCTTCGGTGCTGCTGCAGTTTCCGTATGGGACAAAATCAATGACACAAAAGCTGATATTCAGAAAGTAGAAGCTACGGTTCAGGAAGCAAAGGCGGGTATCTACAAAGATATCTCTGATGCTGCTCGTGGGGTTACTCAAGAAATCGGTGGAGTAGCAAAAGATGTTGCTGGTGTTGGTAGAGAAATTCTTAACAACCGTTTCGCAACAGAAAGAGGTCTCTGCGATTTGGGCTACAAAACGAATTCGGATATCCGTGATTCCCGTGACCAGATGGGAGCAGGATTCAATCGTGTTATGGACCGCCTCTGCAATATGGAGCATTATCAACAGAATTGCTGCTGCGAAACTAAAGGCTTGATTAAAGAAGTAAAATCAGACTTGGCTCTTCAGCTGGAACGTTGCTGCTGTGACCTCAAGAATGGACAACAGGAAATCAAATGTCTCATTGAGAACACTGCAAAGGACCAGGAGATTGCCCGTTTGAACCGAGTGGTAGATGCCCAGAGAGACCAGAACATTATCAACCAAGTGGTTGCAGCTCTGAAGACTACTGGAGGTACTACAACGGCATAACCAATTGTCATACCGGGATGATTAGAAAGGAGTACATCTATCAGGGGTGTACTCCTTTTTTCGTTTTAACCACTTGAACTAAGGAATTATGGAAAAAGAACAACTCACCGAATTTAAGATACAGTTAGCTCTACCGGCTCCCACTATAGAGATTGCACAAGAAGTAGCAAACAAAGCTCAGGTACTCATTGATCAATTTGGATACTATCAATTCTTAAACCTGGTAGACTTCATGCAAAAGAATCCGGGTGCAGTTTCATTTGGTTTAAATTTAATAAATAGAAAATGATTATGGACGAAAGAACATTGATTTTCCAAAAGTTACAAAAGGGTGAAGTAATCTTTACCTTAGAGAAAGACAGGAGGTCTGGTTATCCCATTTTCGATACCGCAAAGATTGTGAAGGTAGGCGAGAGTAAACCCATGGCATCCGGTACTAAAGATGGCTTTGTTAACAGTATCGAATTAGTGATCCAAGATTCTGTATCACAGCTTACAATATACCTACCTTCACAATCTGATGAGGGTATTTATAATGGGGTATATTATACTACCGATATAGTGAATATAATTAATGAGGTTACTATGCAGAAACATAATGCCTTGAATATACTTAACAATCGACCAAAGTTTGAGGCAATTGTTTCTGAATGCGATAACATTCTCAATTCAATTAACCAATCACCTTCTGCTCCAAGTAAACCTGCTCCAGGGTTTGAGGAGTTCCGTCAATACATGGACCAACGAATATCCACTCAAGAGACTCTGTTACAGAGAATTGCTCAGGAGCTGGGATTGGATAAACCTAAACAACAGTAAGAATTATGCCAAGTAAGTCGGTTAATATTACACTATCGACTCCAGTTGGCCCTCTAGAAATATACGTAGATAAACGAGAACAAGCTCGTGCAGAAAGGTTGATTGCCAAAACTCCAAGTATCTTAACTGAAGGCTATGCGAAAGGTACAGAAAAGTTTGGTAATCAACTTCTTCGTATAGTAAGACGAAGTTTGAATACGGGTGTTCCCCCAAGAGGTTCAGGAGTATCATGGCCACCACATGCTCCTGGTACCCTAAAGAAATATGGGGACCATACCATGTTAAATCTTACGGGGCAATATGCTCGTTCAGTTACTTTGGTAAAAGGTAAGAAAAGAACTTTCGTCGGATTGCCAATTGGAATCAAGAAGATTACCTATACGGGTAAGACTTCAAGAAAGACTTTGAATCAGATAGCTATCATGTTAGAGTATGGTAGTAGAGATGGTAATTTACCACCTCGTCCTCTTTGGAATCCTGCATTTAAGGCTGCTGGTGGAAAAGCTGCCTTACAAAAGGAAATACGTAATGAAATTAGAAAAGAAATAAGGAGGGTTATATAATGGCAGCAGATTTCGAAATATCATCCTTATCCGGAACTGGTACTGCAACTATTAGGGTAAAGCCTAAGGCAGTAAACGAAGACATGAATAATATAAAAGAGCAGGTTCTCAAGGTAGTAGTTCAGGGTGTAGAAAGGGAAGTAACTCTGGTACAAAAGGCCGCTCCTAAAATAGTAGAGACCTGGGGAACTTATTTTAGTATCACTCCGGAAACTACTTCCCATACTTTCGATGGTACTAAAAGGGGTGAGACTCTAGAAATAGGGGTATATAGTTACCAACAGAAGTTTATAAATAATGAGCCTCAAGATGAATACCGTGCTGTAGATTGGAAATTAGAAAGCTCATCCGATTGGTTAGAGGTAACCCAAGAAATTGGAGAAGCTAATGCCGCAGGTAAGCTTACTATCAAAACTAAATCTACTAATCAAGAACATAACCCCAGTAACTATGACCCCTTGGAAAGAACTGCTATAGTTAAGATTATCTCACAGCAAGAACCTAACACTGAGATAGTTTTAAATATAACTCAATCTCCAGGTACTAGAACTACTAAGTATGGCTTTGAACCAACCCCGAATATACCATTCCCAAATCTTGGTCAAAATACTAGTACTGCTCAGATTAGTAATGTAAAGGGTTATCAGTACTACCTTATCAACGGTATTCAAGTTGCTAAATTTATAAAACAATTTAAGATAACCGATATAAGTAAGACAATAGAGGGTCAATTCCCTGGAGGTATTGGTTCTGAACCAATACCCTTTAAAGTATGGCTTACCGATTATCCTTCAAATATTGCTACTCAATGGGTTAGTGAATTAAATTGTGTTGGTCATTTACAAACCATAATGAGTGGTTTTGGAGGTATTCAGGTAACTTATAATGGGTATATTAATGACAATGGCAATCAAAGTGTTCAATTAAATATTAGATTAGGACTTTAATGGTAAACTCAGAAGAAATAGTAGAAAGAACTTTTTATATCTCTCTACTTAGTACAATGTTGGAAATGGGTCTTACCTTAAACCCAGAAGACTTCTTACCTTTGTCTCAAGAAAACGAAAAAAGATTTCAAGAGGCAATCAAAGGTATGAAGAAGTTTATACCACTTTTTGGTATAGGGAATAATCAAGTAAAAGGCCCAAAGACTCTCCCAAGAATAACCATAGAACTACAGGGTTATTATGCTGGAGATATTGGTGTGAATAAATACATCATTGGTGATAAACTTGAGGATGGTAATTACCAAGCTTCAGAGTTTCCTTATGAAACTAAGGATATTACCATAGATGTACATCTGGTTTCTCAAACACAAGCAGATATGAGATTGCTACATACAATCTTATATACTGGCTTACCTGCTAGAGGATACGTGAGACCATACTTCAATGACTTAGAGGAATGGGAAAAGGGCAGGCTTGCTCCCACCGGAAACCTATTCATTGAGATTGGTAATTATTATGACCATCCAGATGTAGAACATGGTATACTTGAGAAGGTATACACTTATGTATGTAAAGACGGTATTCTTCCAGAAAAAGCTTTGGGAGAAGGTACTCTTACACCCATCAAGGATATATCAGTTCTTATTGGATTGTTAGAACAAAACGAAAATGAAATGTTAGAGTTAAAAGTACCTAAGGTATAGGTACAATACTCTAGGGTATAAATTAAACAAGTAATTAACTTTAATCACAATAGAATTATGCCAACTTCACCTCACATTGACTTTAAGTTTAAGAACAACAATGTTCTTCAAACTACTCCTATGTTAGGAGTTTCTTGTGTATTGGCTAGAACTACTAAAGGTCCATACGATGACCCCTCAGAAATCATCTCTACATTCTCTCAGTTCCAAAGAATCTATGGTTCTGAAATTGTACCAGATGGTTCTGTATCAAATATCGAAAAGGCTTTGCAGGGTGGTTCTAAGCTTCGTGTTATTCGAGTACTTGGCAAGGGAGCTGCTCAAGGTACAGTAACTGCTTCTCAGGCTGCGGCAAGAAAAGCTAAAGATTCAGAAGATGGGATTTCAGTTGCTTCTGCTGTACCCGACTCGGCTAAACCCTCTGCTCTGATTACTTTCAAATCAGGTAGTACTACCTATAGTTTTGGATTAGTAACCAAGGGATATGGAGATCCCATTGGTAGTGCAGATACTTTCCAGGTTGGTTTTTATAAGCAAGCTAATACCTTGTATTATAAAATCTATTCGGCTAATGGGCAAGTACTTGAACAGGGTCCAGTAATAACCTACAAAACTGCCGATGATAACAATAATACTTCGGTAGATTACCTTGCTCTTAGTGCATTTGCTAAGAACTCGGAATATATTAAGCCGGTAATTACTGCAGGTTCCTCTTTTGAAAACCTAATTAAGTGGCTTACCGATAATATTGATGGTACTAAGAATGCTATCACTATTACCGTGGGAGATGCTGCACCCTCCGAAACAGAGAAACTGTTTAATGGTACTATCGGTAGTGCAGGTTCCACTCCAACTGCCGAAGAATGGATTGCTTCACTGGACTTGGTAAAAGACTACACAGACTTCTACCAATTGTTTATTTCACATATCTCTCAACACTTGGAACAAGATTCAGATGTACTCAAGGTATATAAGGCTGCTGCAGATATGGCAAAGGAATTGATGGAATGGGTACTGTATATCGAAGTTCCCAAACACTTAACCCATTATACTCAAGGTACTCAGGCAAGAGATTACAAAGCTCAGGTTACTTGGGTACAGACTTGCCTTGGTACTGTAGGTAACTCTAAGTACATTGCCTACTTTGGTGGTGGACTTAAGTACTACAACGAAAATGGTAATCTTCAGGATTCCGATGTAGTGGGTACTATTGTTGGTTTGGGAGATGCCTCTGCTACTCAATATGGTCCTTGGAAATCCTTTGCAGGTATGAACCGAGGAGTTATTGGGGATGCAGTTGGTCCAGTATGCCCTAACTATGGTTCTCCTTCTCGATATAACGAACTGAACACCCTTGCTCAGAATTATATCAATGAGATGGTAATCAAAGATACTCCAGATGCAGGTAAGCAAACCATGCTATGGCATTGCTTCTCTTCTCAAGTGAAACAGGATTCTGAAAGGTTCCTTTCAATCGTAAGACTGAATCTTTACTTGAAGAAGTTCCTTCGCCCGGTACTCAACAAGTATATCGAAGAACCCAACGTTTGGAGTACTTGGAAGAGAATCTGGTTGGAGGTTAAACCTACCTTGGATTCTTTGGTAGACGAAGATGCTATGACCGAGTATACCTGGATGGGTGACCAAGATGCAACTTCTTGGGATGACCTTTCGGTTAATAACGAAGCAGATGCTCGTCAGGGTAAGTACCGTGCTATCCTTAAGTATAAGGATGTAGTTCCTATGCAAGAGGTAACTATGGAGATTGTAATCGATGCAGCTTCTAAGGCAGTATCAATCGTAGAAACAAGTAATAACTTATAAACTCATAACACAATGGGAGCAAAAGTAAAAAACCCACGGAAGAAATTCTTGTGGAGCATCATGTTCCCCAAACACCCTATCAATACTTATCTGTTTCAAAGTTGTACTTTGCCGGATATTGAGATTGACCAGGTTGCTCATGGGGACGTCAATAGAGACGTTAAAACTGCAGGTAGGGTTACTATAGGTAATCTTATCGTAGAGAAACTTATGACTACTGCAGGTTCAGACACATGGCTTCATGATTGGCTTTATGCTTGCCAAGACCACATAGTTGGTGGAGGTTTGGTACCAAGCCAATATTGGGAAACGGCTATTGTAAATGAACTTGCCGAAGATGGAGTCTCGGTTCTTAATACCCACGTCTTCGAAGAGGTATGGCCATGTAAGATTACCGGCTTAGACTTGGACAGAATGGCTTCAGAGAATACCATTGAGTCCATAGAGTTCTCAGTTGGTACTGCAGATAAATACTAATTCCTTAGTCTATTTTCACTAAGATTCGGTGGAGGGGTGGGATTCCTGTGATAGGAGCTCACCCCTTTCTTGTTGTTATACGGAGTACTATGAACATTTGTAAACATTAAATATATCAAATTATGGAATTTAGAACATTTAGATTTACCGGACCTTCTGGTTTCGAATATGAAATCAGAGAACAGAATGGTGCTGATGAAGATATTCTCAGTAACCTTTCAGACATGAAGACTTTGATGAACCTTACCAAGTTCATTGCGGCAATTGTAATTAGAACTACTGCTACCCCTAATGGGAAATTAACCGTAGATGATGCCCTTAACTTACCAGTCAATGACCGTTATGCTATTATCTTCAATTCTCGTATCTTCTCTTTGGGAGAGGAAGTAGAATTCGAATATGATTGGGGCAAAGAGAATGGTGGTAAGATTACTTATGGCCAAGACCTTCATGAGTTCCTTTTCGATTACGGTACTACTCCAACTGTAGAGGATTTGAATCAAAAGCCAGATGCTATCCCTTATTATCCAGAGGGAGTTAGATTGGTAGACCATGAATACACTCTTTCATCTGGCAAGAGAATTAAATTCGATTGTATGACTGGTAAGGGAGAACAAGAGTTCATGAAGTTGCCTTTGGATAAACAAACTAAGAATGCTCCTCTTCTTTGCCGTAATCTTCACTTAGAGGTTGATGGTAGTTGGGAGAAGGTAGAAAACTTTACTCCGTTTACTGCAAAGGATATGGCTGAGATGAGAAAGCATATCTTATCTATGGACCCTATCTTCAAAGGTGAATCCCATATCACTAATCCAACCACCGGAGAAGAAAGAACTTATCCTATAGTTTGGGCACCGAATTTTTTCTACCTGACGGAAGAGTAATGTTAGAGAGTGATTTTGTTTATATCACCAGAGCCGAGATAGCCTTAGACTATTTCGGCTTTTTACGTCTTCCGTACCGAATAAGGAAAATATTCAAGGAAATGGCCGAGCAATATTATAAACAATTAAAGAAAAGAAAGTAAATTATGAATACCAGTAGGAGTATAGTAGAGGTCGGTGTTGCCATGGTTTTAAAAGACCGATTCTCTCAAGAGGCTGGCAAGATATCTGGGTCATTCAGAACAATGATGAATGATATGAATACCTGGAATAGAGGTATACAGATGTCAGCTTCCAATACAATGGACTTCGGAATGCAGCTCGTAGGGGGAATGGCAAGGGCCTATAAATACTCTGCGGGTGTTCAGAATGAAGTTTGGACTGCTTCGAAAATTGCTGGTGCTACCATTGCAGAACAAAGAGAAATGTTACAATTGGCAAAAGATGTCAATGAGATAACACCTCTTACTGCTTCGGATGTTGCATCAGGACAAAGATACCTGGCTATGGCAGGTAATAAATTCGATGCTATTAAAGAAATGATTGGGCCAGCATCTAAGCTGGCTTCAATCTTTACAATGCCAGTGGGACAGAAAGGTGGTGTAGCTGACTTGATGACTAATATCATGTCAATGTACCAAATCCCAATGGGGGAAGCCGCTAGAGTAACCGATGATTTATATACTGCAGTTACTAATGCAAATATATCTTTAACAGACTTAGCCCAGTCCATATCTTATGCAGGAGCAGATATGGCAACTGCTGGAGTAGACCTTCGGCAAACCGCTGCTGCTATTGGTGTATTGGGTGATATGGGTATACAGGGTTCTATGGCAGGTACCTCACTGGCCAATATGATTCGTTACTTACAGCTCTCTCTTGTTAACCAAAAAAAGAAAGGCTATAACGCTTTAGCAGACCTGGGCTTAAGTCCAGATGAATTCTTCGATGCTCAGGGTAATCTTATAGACCTTTATACTATCTATCAGAAGTTTGCTAAGGCTGCAGTAGATTTACCTTCACGAATTGAAACACCAACTTTCTTCAATATCTTTGGAGTTCGTGGTAATCGTGGTATGCTCCCCGTACTTAGGGATATTGCTTCTGGTAGAGATAAGATGGGTAAGATACTTGCTACTTATGACCAAAACATTGGGGCAGTAAATCGACTCAATGAAGAACGTCTTAAAACTGATGCAGGTGTAATTGACCAATTCGAATCAAGTATAGAGAACTTAACAGTTACGGCAGGTGCGGCTTTGGGTAGAATCTTTACCCCAGTACTAAATGTGGGTAACTCTATAATCAAAGTAATTAATTCTATCTCAGAAACTTGGGTTGGAGGTTTTGGTCTTAGGATAGGAGCTACTGCAGTAGTAGTGGGTACTATAGTTGCAGGGTTTAATACTGTAAGAGGTATTATTAGGTCTGTTGGGTATTTACAAACTATTGCTACTGCTTCTACTGAAGGTATGTCTGCTGCAGCAATAAAAACTAATACTCAGTTTGCCATTATGGAAGCACACATGGTAAGGATGGTTAACCTTATGAGAACCATGGTTCAACTCCAAATGATGTCAAGCGGTATTGGTATGAATTCTGCTGGTAGATTTTATAACACTAAAACCGGAAGATATGTTAAGACACCAAATCCTGGAGTACCATTAGCAACTACTATGGCGGGTAATTTAGCTGGAGGGGCTTTAGCTGGAGCAGGTGCCCAAGTTGGTAGTCAAGTGGCTAGGCAAGGTGCTATAAAGGGTTTAGCATCCCTCGGTGGTAGACTTATGGGATTACTTGGTGGACCCTGGGGATTAGCAATTACCGTAGGTCTTCCACTATTAATAGAGGTAGGAAGTAGTCTTATTAAATCAGTAGATAGAAATACAGAAGCTCAGAATAAAGAAGACCCCTCTGCAATCAGGGCTCAGAATGAAGAAAGGTTTCTGAATGCAATGAGAGCAGCTATTAGAGATGGCTTAAAAGACGGTAAGATTAATATCAGTGTAGATGGTGAGATATTGGGAGATTATTCTTTGGGTTCTCAGCAAGATTATACTGGTGTAGCATTAGGATTATAAAATTAAAAACACTATGGCTAGAGTATTAAAAAGACCAGCCGGTAAGATTGTTGAAAAATACAATGACCTTACAAGAGATACAGCAGGTG